ATTATACATATTGTTAACCTTCACAAGCTACGCAATTGTCGTCTCGTTGAATTGCATCCCCGCGCAAAATCGATTCAGATCGCATATAATAAAGTGTTTTAATACCTTCTTTCCAAGCTAATTTATGTACATCACTAATATATTTTGGTGAATCAGAAGGATCAAATGTTAAGTTTAATGAAATAGCTTGGTCAACATATTTTTGTCTAATACCATTTTGACGAACAATTTCATATGGGTTAATTTCCTTGAATGTCAAAAAAACTTCTTTTTCTTCATCCGTCAAAATGTAATCAGGTAACCCCATTACTGAACCTTTATCTTTTGCAATTTGATCCCAAACACTGTCAATATTGTATCCTTTAGATTCAAGTAATTTTTCTAATGTTGGGTTCTTTTTAATAAAGGTACCTTTTGCTGTTTTTAAGTTAAATACGTTTGCTGGGATTGGTTCAATTGAAGGTGAAACACCACCTGAAATATGGGCATTAGAAACTGTTGGGGCAATTGCTAAATGATGGGTATGGCGCAGTCCGGTACCTTTACACCATTCAGGTTCTCCATATAGTTCAGCTTGGGCGCGGGAAGCCTTTAGTGCTTCTTTTTCAATGAATTCAAACATAACTCTTGTATAAGAATTTGCTTGCAATCCCGCAAACGGTATTCCTTTTTCTTGTAAAAATGTATGCCATCCTAAAACACCAATACCAATTGCTCTACCTTTAGATGCTGAGCGGTATGTGTTTTCCATGAAACGGATGTTTTTTGAACGATCAATAAATTCTTGTAATACACCTTCTAAAAACCAACAAGTTAATTCAGGTAAAGTCATTCCATTTTCAAATTTATACTCATTCCATTCATCCCATCTTGCTAAATTAAGAGAAGATAAACAACAAATAAATGAATGTAATTCATCTGTGTATAATGAAATTTCAGAACAGATGTTTGTCATAGAAACATGTAAATTATTCTTTTTATATGCTTCAGGATTTGCATTATTAACATTGTCCTCAAACATAATGTAAGGTTCACCTGTTTCTAGACGTGTTTTTAATATTTCACCCCATAATTTTAATGCTTTTGGGTCACGTTCCTCTACTTTGTTCATGAATTCATCATCAATTACAACACATTGATGCATGTTTAAACATTGACGGTTTACATCTCCTTTTGGTCGACGAATCATTAAAAATTCTTCAATATCTGGGTGGTTGATGTGTAAGTTAGCTGAAGCTGCTCCACGTCTAACTGAACCTTGATTGGTTGCTAAAATAGTTGAATCATATATTTTAATCCAAGGAACTACACCTTCAGATACACCATTGTCTTTAATTTGTTTACCACGCCCTCTAATACGGGATACACCAATTCCTACACCTCCACCTTGAGATGATAAACGCATTAATTCTGAATTAGCTAGAGCAATTCCTTCAATAGAATCATCTGTATCAATTCCAAAACATGAAATAGGCATTCCACGTTCTGTACCTAAATTTGAAAGTACAGGTGAAGCTAAACATAACCAATTTTTTACTATTGCTTCTAAAAAGAATGGGTATAAATCTTTACGTTTTAAACGACGTGCTGCTGCTTTAGAAACACGTTTAAATGCATCAAAAACATCTTCATCAGGCAATAAATAACCTTTAGAAATCATTGATAATGAAATCTCATTCATCCATGTAGGATAATTTTTACCTTTTGTCCAATCTGTTGTATCTACTTGTGTGCTCATTTATTTTGTTTTACTTTTTATTAATTCAATTAGATTTTCTAAAGTTAATATATTTTCAACTTCTTCATCTTTTATTTCAATATTATATTTAGATTCAATAAGTTGGATGATTTCTATTTTATATATTATATTTTCTTCCATACTTGTAAAGTTGCATCTCCAATTTTTTCTTGAGTATTTTGAAAATCTGGAAAGTGTTTAGTTAAGTAGTAGTTATAGAGTTGGTTTCTTGTTTTACCTTCTGCCCCATATTCAAATTGTTGAATATTATGTTTATCTACCCAATATCTTATTAGACCAAAAATTGCAGCTAATATTCGAGATGAATATGGAGAATTTAATAATTGGTTTAAATTTAAATTTTCATAATTTTCATCAGTACTTCCAAAATTTATAGATGGTCTTTTAGAATTAAATAAAGGGAGAATTGTTAAAGTATAATATTGATCTTTATATTTTAAATTGGCTCTAAAACGAGTTGGGGCTTCTTTTTCAATATCATATTCAATATCTTTAGAATTTAATTCTTCAGGAGAATATATATCAATTATTTCCTTTAATAAGTTTGTTAATTTTATCATAATTTTTTATAAATCGCTCCAATCAGCGGTTGATTTTGAATAATCTGTTACTCGGTTTGCAAAGAAATCTTGATGTGTTTTTCCGCTTGTTAAATGGTTAAACCATTCCATCTGTCTCAGTAAATTAGGATCTACATCGTTGTAAAGTGAACTATAACCTAATTCGTTTAATTTTTCGTTTGCACGTGCTTTGATAAAGTTTTTTAATTGCTCTTTTGATAAACCTTCAATATCACCCATTTCAAATGCTTTGTCTATAAAGTCAAATTCTAGGTTAACTGAAACTTCACATGCTTTGTAAATTTCACCCATTAATTTATGGTCATCTAGATCTGGGTTTTCGCTTACTAGTGTTCTAAATAACCAGCATCCTGCTTTTGAATGTAATGATTCATCACGTACGCTCCATTCTACAATTTGGCCTGTACCTTTCATTAGGTTACGCAATTGAAATGACATCAAAACAGCAAATGAAGAAAATAAATTTACACCTTCAGTAAATGCAGAGAATATAGCTAATGAAAGTGCTTTTTCATGTAATGTTTCTCCAGGTGTTTCAACTAAACGATCAATTTTTGCTTTAGCTTCTTCGTCTTCTAAAAACGCTGCAAAATTATCTAAACCAAGTTCTTCATTTAAACGAGCATATGCTTCAGCATGGATACTTTCAAAGTCAGCAAATACACGAGCCATTGCTTGTACTTCAGGTTTTGGAAACCATATAGATACTTTTGTTGACCAATAGTCGTTTACGTGTACTTCTGTTTGGGCAAATGACTTTAAAATATTTCCAATTAAATTTCGTTCAGAATCGTTTAATTTAAGTTTCCAATCATTTAAATCTGAAGCTAGTGGTACTTCATCTGCTAGCCAATGTGCTCTATGTTGGTCTTTATAAAAATTAAATGCGGTTTGATACTCAAAAGGTTTGTAAAAATTGCGTGGTTCAGTTATCATGTATTTAGTTCAAAAAATTTACTTGCTAGCATTTTTCTGTCAAGATCTTCATATTCTTCATTTGATAATTTCTTTGGAGCATCAGTTTCTTCGTCATAGTGGTTTCCTACTTTAATTCTACCGGTTGAAGTGTCAACTTCAACTTGGAAGGTAAGTCCATCCATCCCATATCTGTTTTTCATAATATGAAGTCTTCCTGTTCCGTTAACTTTATCTTCTTTCTTTCTTGATAACGATATTGAAAGGTCAGTTATCATCATTTTGTCATAACTTCCCGCGGCTTTATCGCCCTCAATAACATCATCCTTGGCTCCTGCGCGATTTACTTGCGAAACTGACCAAATTGGTATGTTTAATTCGCGAGCTAATCCTTTAGTACTTGTATAAATATCATCAATTTCTTCTTTACGATCACTCCTTTTTCGTTTTGAAGAAAGAAGGTCAATGTAATCTATTATGATAAGGTCTGGGGTGATTCCTAAATCTTTTACCTTGTTTATGTGCGCTTCTATTGTAGAAATTGTTGTTTTTCCCATAGGAAATTCACGAATAATTAATTCACCTGGTAAATCAGCTGTTGAATTTTCTACAGCATCTTTATGTTTTTCTAATTGGTCAACAGGTACACCAGTAAAGAAAGCGTCATATCGTCTTCCAGTATATGCTTCACTTAATTCTAAAGTATAGTGGATAACATTGTATCCTATTTTTACAGCATAACCACCTAGAGCAACTAATGTCCAAGATTTACCTCCTCCAGGATTACCAAAAATTAAACCTAAATCTCCATTACCTAAACCACCTTGAACTAGTTCATTAATTTCAGGCCAAGGAGTAGGTACTATTGTTCTATGGTCTTCACGGTAACGTGATTCGGTATCTTTTTTATATTCGTGTCCAATGTTTTTATCAGCACCTGCTTTCATTGCTGATTCAATCATGTATTTGATAGAATCGTAATCGCCTGCTTTTAACAAATCAACACTATTTAATAGAGCTTTTTTTAACTGTTGGTTTTTACAAAATGTAGAAAATTCTTCTTGTACATACTGTAAATCTTCAATGTCTGCTCTATATGCTTCTCGTAACTGTTCTTTAACAGATACTTTAAGTACTTCATTGTCTAACTTTTTCATTTCAACTTTTAAAATATCCATTGAAATGGTTGTGTGGTACTTTTCGTAGTACTTTAAGATTTCATTTATAACCCATTTATGTGCTGGGTTTGAAAAATATTCATCGCTCAGTACATCATTGATGTTTTGTAAAAATTCTTTATGCGTTAATAATGAAGATATTACTTTCATTTGAAACGTGGGTCCGTATTCATCTATTGAATGAAGTGTCATATATTATAACTTTTATTTAAATTTAATAACTTATTGTCGGGTAACCAACAAATCTTTGAAAACATCTTGAACCCAGAATTCAGTATTTCGAATTAAGTTTCCAATTTGGTCTTCGTTGCACATTTCAACAAATGTGTGAGGTAAAAAGTTTAAGTGGGTTGTTTCAACAAACTTATCTATAAACATTTTATCTGTATCGCTCATCATAGGATTAGATAAATCCATGACTTTGTATTTGTCTTCTAATAGGGGAACATCATGTAACACTCTTGCATACACAATATGTTCTTTTAATTTAGCTTCCGCTATATCTAGCAGATCATCAAACGATAAATCACGTTCAGCTAATTCAGGGAATTTTTTAAATAAACCTTTAGGTCCTAATCCCTTAATACCTATAATTCCATCGGAATTATCACCTATCAACAATTTGTATAATAAAAAATTGTGGGGAGGAATATTAAATTTTTCTTTTACAGTATCTGTAGTGTAATATTCTTTTTCAATTGGGCGATAAACGATTACTTTTTCGGTTACCAACTGTAAATAGTCTTTGTCACTGGATACTATGAATACTCTATCTTTAGGTTTTGTAGGCAATGTATCACTTAAATATGCAATAATATCATCTGCTTCTACTCGAGGTAAAGATATTGTTTTAACAGGTAGTGTTTTTAAATATTGAATGATTCGAACAATTTGATCTACTTTAGAGTCGTCTTCTTCTTCCAAACTATCAAACAATTCATGTTTTGTTACTCGAGTTATATTTCTTGCAGATTTATATTCCGGTATAATATTTTTTCTATTATTGGAGGAACCCGCACCATCAAACACAACATAAACTTGGGTTGGTTGAATGGTGCGAATTAAAGCCCCCAAAGAACGAAAAAATCCTCCTAAACCCCCTATATGGACTCCGTTTGAATTGACTGCATTAATTGCACTAAAATTTCGAAAGAAGAGATTGAGTCCATCTATAAGCAGGTAGCGCTCCGATTGTGGGGTTTCTTCCCCGTGTTCTTGTATGTTATCTAAGAGGTTTAAGAGGTTTTTTTTCATATTAATCTTCGTTTTCAAATAAATCAGGTGTAGGTGCTTTTTCGTCCCACTCACTATTGTCTTCCTGTACTGTATAATTACCTTTTCCTAAAATATCTGCCCATTCGTGAACGTGAGCATCTTTGTACTTTTTAATTGCGTTTGGATCATCTTTAATGAATCCATGTACTGTTGAAACAATAGTACCCATTGTAGTAATTCCATTAATATGGTTTTTATCACAAGCAATTTTTGTACGTAATGCAAATTCAACTTTTTTCTTGTCTTTAACAGCGTTAAGTTTAGAAGTACCAGCATTTGTAACATTTCCAAAGGTTAAACACAATGACACGTCATAGTAAAATGTATCTCCACCTTTATTTGTCATCCTAGGTTGTGACATAGGAGTTAAAGCCGGAGCAACGCCTACTTTATTTACAACAAATAAAGTATTTGTGTATTTTGAGCTTTCTTTGCGAGACATTACAATCTGTTGATTAATAAAATTACCGAATTGAGTTGCAATAGCTCCTGCGTTCCACATTGGATTATTTTTACCTTGTTCAATTGACATTTGACATGGAATTGAACCAACTGAATCCCAAAGGAATAGTAAATCATATGGTAGATTACCTTTTTTCTGTTCGGCTAGTAAGTCGATAATAAACTCAGCAATATCTTCAATTGAATTTAATGAACTTCTATCTCGGTAAATAAAGAAACCTGTTTGATCAATAATCTCACCAGTTTCTATATCAACTACATCTTCGATTTCAAAACCCATTGTTTTCCAGTGGTTCCAATCGTGTTTCATTTCGGTAATAATCAACACAGGTAATATTCCCATCTTTTGAGCATTAACTGCTACTTCAATAGTCATAGTTGATTTACCTGTGTTACTTTTACCTCGAACCATTGAATTATGTCCCATAGGAATACCAGGGATAGACAATGCTTCTTGAAGAGCAGGTGAAAATGGAATCCATCTTTGCTCTTTAAATTTAACATTTGATGCTAAACCTTTATTCGCCTTAAATTTATCTAAATTGAACGCGGATTTTAGTTCATTACCCGCCGCTTCAGTAAGCGATTTTCTTCCTTTAGCCATAACTTATTTACTTAATTAAAATGGAGCATCATCATCATCCTCACCAAACAAATCGTCAAATGCTTCTGCTTTTGATTTTTTAACTGCTGGTTTAGTAGATAAACTGTAATTTGACTTAGGTTCTTCTTTTATTTCGTCTGCAGGTTCAGTTGTTGCTTCTTCTTCCTCTGCTTCAGGATCTAACCATTCTTGAAGTGCTTGTTTGATTGTATCAAATGGAAGCGGCTTGTACATATCTTTTGGATTTTCTTGCTCTTCTAACCATTTTTCAATTTGTTTAGAATCTTCAGATAGTGCAGATGTTTTCATTGACGGAGCAATAGTTGTTTTATTGTAAGCTGTTCCTGTTGATTCAGGTCCTACAGTAACCAACTTAATGTCTCTACCAGACATAATATCTGTAAAATCACCTACTTCTTCATCAGCAGCCATTTGCAAAAATGCTTCGTAAATTTCTTTACCAAATTCCCACAATTGAACACCTTCAGATTCTTCACCACGTACAATTACAGGAGCGTAGATACGAGTTTTCGGATCTAATTTTTTAGCTAAACGCCAATTTTCTTTGTCGTTTGTTCCACGTAATTGTTTTGCAAATTCTGCAATTGGATCCTTTTCACCCCAGTTTAAAGGTGAAGCGATTACTTTACGGCTTCCAATTCCGTAATAAAATTTCATTTCCGTAAATGGAAATTCCTTATTGTATTTAAAAGGTACAATACGGATTGTTTGTTTGCCAATCGTTGGTTTAAAACGCTTGACGTTACTTGAATTGTTAGATCCTCCATTAGAGGTTTTTTGCATTGATTCAAGTTTTTTCTTGATTGCATCGAGATTCATATATAACTATTTTTATTGTTTACAACGTTTAATATAATAACCTTTTTTTAAATAGCCAAACTATTTTTATTTCTTTGAAATTTTAATTATTTCGTTTGGTTTAATATCCAAAACATAACATCCATAAAAACTTAAATTTTTATTTTTTAAATCAATTAATTCAGAAACATCCTGTAATGTTGGGTTGGGTTTAGATTCAACTATTTCATCAAATTTATCAAAATCTTCTACACCAAACTCTTCAGGATCATAATCATCTAAATCTATAAAAATTTCATTTAGTGGTTTTTTAAATTTAACATTAATATAAGGTATATCTCCTCCTTCATCACTCATAGTATCTATCATCTCAAATGGTATTTTTTGAGCAGGAATAGCAGGTTTACCAGATGATTTAAAATTTTGTTGGGTTGCTTTTAAACCATTTTTGAATTCGGGTTTCCATACAGTATATCCTGTATCCCCTCCTCTTTCAAAATCATCTTGAGATTGAAGAAAAGAAGTATTTAATTCAATAGTTGGGATAGTAGATAATACTTTTTGTATTTCTTCTCTAATAATTTGCTTTAATTGAGATTTTTTCACAGTTCAACAATTTTAAAAATCTTTGTATTTAATTGTTTAATCTCATTGTGTTGAGTTAACAATATACAATTTCTATAATGTTGCCAATTTACTGAAAAGTTAGTATCAACTACACCTCCGTTTAACTTTTTAATTAACTCGTTTAACGCGTTTATTGTATAAAGTGTATTTGATTCTTTTTTTCTATGTACTAAAATAGTATTGTCAGGAATGTCATTTACGTTTCCTTGATCTACATTATATGTGATAACATATTCGTTATTGCTTTTAATATGCAACACAAACATTTTATTGTACATTATACTGTAACGATTTGTTAATGCTAGAATCAACGCCTCTAATTCACTCAATGGTGTAAAAGTACAAAACAATCTATTGTTCATCAATAACGTATCAAATGTAAAATCATAGTCGTATTGATCATACATATGATAGGGGCGTTCTAAAGTATTGTACATAACTTTTATTTAATTTCGTGGTAGTTTTTACCTTTTTTAATTTTTATTTGTAATTTTTTATCTTTAAATACCTGTTTTATTTGCTCTATTGTATCTATTTCACTTTCATCTACATCAAATAAAAATGAATCGTACACATATAACACGAGTTTAGTATTTTTCCCTCGCAAAATCTTAAATATCTCATATAATATAAGAACATTATTTGCGGTCTCCAAGTTTTGTAGTACGTAATTTAAAAGCTTTTGTGGATTCATATTCTCCAGATCCTTTTTTATAAATTTATGATCTGAAATAGGGCATTTAATGTATCCGTTTGTATTAAATGTTTTCCACAAATCGTCTGTATATGCTTTTACTTGTCGAAAAAAGTCCAAGGTCTCGTATTCTTTCCAAATTCCTCCATAAAGCTGTTTAAACGTGATCTCTTTTGCTTTGGCATAGTCAACTCCATACATTTGAGCAAAAGATAAGTGGATATCGTCACTACTAAAGTCGTAACCGCAAAGACTAGCCAAAAGGGTAGGGTGATAAGCAGAAATATCAAACTCAATAAAACTCTCATTACGGGGTATAAAGCATTTTCTTTCTTCATTGTCTTTGTTTAGGGCTGAAAAGTTAATAGTATTAAATGTATTTGATGGTCTTGTTGTTAGCGTGTTTAAATTGTATTGCGTGTAAACAAATTCGTTTACTTGTTGATCAAAGTATTCCTCGAATAACAATGGGTCTACTTTAATACCCGTTCGTTCTAGTTGATTAAACACAAGTGCTGCTTTGTTGTAAAATGGGTTTATTTCACCTTTAAAGTTAGCATAGTTTTGTTCACATACCTCATAGTGTTTTACAATCGGTACTATTGTGTTTAAGTATTGTATGTTTGGATACTTGTTGTAAATGTGCGTGTGAGCCGTTGTTTGTTGAGGTATATACGTATAGGGGGAGGGTGAGTATTGGTAGCAATGCTTAAGGCAAAAATAATGTAGAAATTCCTTTCTATCCCTTACGTAAATATTTTTTATACTGTTTAATACCTTTAAACAATCATCTATTGTAGAATTTATTGTTTCACTATGGTTGATTGGGATAATATATCCTTTTGAATCATCTCTTGGACGAATGTATAAAGCACATACTTCATTTTCAACAGGATGTAAGTTGTGTGAAGTAGGAATTACTTCAACATAAGCAACTTCATATTCTATCTTTGCTAAAATATCTACATGTTGAGGATTTTCTATCAGCCAGTACATGCTGTAAAGATACTAATTAAATTTTAAAAAGCCAAACTAAAATTAATATCCTCCACCTCCTCCATAGCTTCCACCTCCTCCACTTATATTCCCTGCATTTCTCATGTTTTGAGATTGGAGATAAGAAATATTTGTATTTTTTAAAGTATTATTTTGAGAAGATGTTGTTGGAATATTTTGTAAATTAGATTGATTTTTATTAATTACTTGTGAATTAGTTGGGATTAAGGTTTCATGGGGGGTATTAGTATGGATTTTTCCTATCATAGGAGTTTTTCCTTCATGGATATGGTAATATCCTATGTAATTTTGCCCATTTTGAGTAGTAAATTCACCTCCTGCAGTGTATAAATTATTAAGGGTTAATGGGGTGTAATATTTTAAGAATTTATCTTGAAAGTATTGAGAAAAACCATACCATTTTAAATTTTGTTCTATAGCAATAGCAGATGCTTTATTTGATCTATAAACTTGCTCTTTATTACCTGTAATTTGCCAAGTTAAAGAAACTGGGGTGTATAGGTCCCAAGCTATTCTAGGGTTTTTCTTTTGAAGTTGTAGAAAGGTATTTTTATCTATTTCAAGATATCTTATTTCATTGTTTTTCTTACAGAAGTATCTATTAAATTGTCCGTTTTGTTGGTCTTGAGTGGTTGGAGTGGTTGGGTTAAATTTAGGAAGAGAACGAATAGGAGGTAAAGATTGGTTAGGGATTGTATCTTGGGGAATTATTAAATTATTAACTGGGGATGTAAGAGAATCAGCTTCAGGGGTTAAAATTGATGTGTTGATATCAAAAAAAATTGTATCTGGAGAAAGTAAAAGGATATTATTTCCTTCTTGGGGGGATTTACCTGTGTATTTGTTTCCATTTGAAATTTCATAGTAATATCCTTTATATTCCTTTTTAGTAGTAGAAAGGATATATTCTTTACCGTTAGTAAAAAGATTTGTTTTTATTTGAGATTTTGGGTAATACATTTTTTAAGAAAAAGCGTTAGGGTCTTTTTGTAAAATATCCCAATAGTATTTAAATTTATTAATTCTATCTTGATATCCATTTGGGGGATTTTTTCCATTTATCCAAGATCCTATTTTGTTAATTATTGCAACAGATGATCCTTCTTTTGCTTTTTGGGAAAATTTTTTAACTCCTTTAGGACCTGCTACTTTCCAAAAATAAACAGATACATCAGCGGCATATTTAGTAGCTACTAATGTAGGATTTTTTACTACATCATCTGTTTTACCTTTAGTTTTAAGATAGTCATTATAACTAATGTAATTTGATTTTCCTGTTAATTGAATATAACCTCTTCCTTTATATTTTTTTCCGTCTCCAGGAGATGTATTGCCTAAATCTTTTCTACCTTCATATGCTTCTCCAGAAGCAAATTCGGTTGTTGCAGAAAATCTAGCGGATTCAGTGTTGCATTGAGCTAAAAAATGAGCTTTTTCTAAAGGATCAGTTATACCATATTCTTTCATAGCTTGAATTAAACTAGGAGGTGGAGTCATAGTTGGTTTATCGTATTTAGGTGGGTTATTGTTTATATCTTCTACTATAGCTTCAGCTGTAATAACTAAATCTTTTAATTCATTTGTTTTAGGAATTAATGTAGTTTCAATATTTGTTTCCCAGTCATCATTTGATAATTTATGGCTAACTCCTGTTACAATTAAATCTAGTTCAGTTCCATATGCTTTAGGTAAAAAACGAGTATCAACGTGTAATTTGTTGTATATCTTTATACCCGATATTCCATCCATAGAAAAATTCAATTTAAACGGAATAAACCCAACAGTTCCACCTTGTTGGTTCTTTTGAGATGCAATTAAATATTTATAGTATTCTGTTACAACTGAGATATTTTTTTCAATAGCACCTGGGTCTATTTGAAGGTTTTTAGCATTGGTACTTACTATGTTCCCTTTAAACCCATAACGAGAAGCATTGCCTGCTTTAGCCGATAAAAATTTATTAATATAGTTTGATGCAGCTTCATCTTCACCGTTTTCTTCTTGAGAATTTTCATTTCCCGGGATAAGTTTTTCTTTAAATCTATCGGTTAACCCATCATTCCATTTTGAAAATGCTGTAGCTTCTATTCCTTTAACATATCCTCCTGCGGTTGCTCCTACTGTAATCATAGTTGCATATTCTGGGGTGATAGCTGTTTTTAAATCAACGTTTCTAACAAAGTTAGAAGTAGAAGCATTATACCCAAATAATTGTAATGTATAAGAAGCTGTTTCAGAACCTATACCAGGGATAGGAGTAGTATCAATAATATAAAGAGTATTAGTATCTTCATTTATGATAGGTTCTAAATTATTTATTCCTCCTAAAGATTTATTTAAACCATCACATATTGCTTTTAAAAATCCAAATATTCCAATATCTCCTTTTTCATCTAAATTATTATTAATGCAATTTATTATAAATTCAAAATTTAGATATATATTCATAATATATGCCTTATTAGGGTTAGGTTTTGATGAATAATCTTCAGATCTAAAAGGCAATAAATGTCTGTATACTTCTGTTATTCCATTAGAAGTTTGAAATTTATCATTTCTTACTATACAAACTCTTGGATCTAAAGAAATTTGATTTGGTAACGAATACATATAATTTCCTAAGTCTCCAGTTCCATATACATCAGTATTTATACTAAATACAGGTGGTTTATTCTTATAATTCGAATTAGATGTATCTACTTTAGGAATAATAGTAGTTCTTAAATACTGTAATAAAGCTCCAAATCTTAAATAAAATTGTTTATCAGGTTCAGTAGTTATAAAACATGCATCTTTTTTACTAAAATTAGTTAAAGGACTATCAATAGTTGTTTTTTTATTCCCTAAACTTTCATAACCTGCTAAAACTCTTTTATAATCTTGAATACCACTAGGATTAACAAAACTTAATCGATTTTTTCCATCCGTTATTAATTTATCATCTCTTGATTTACGTTCTTTTTGAGCTTCTTCTTCGTGATTTGGATAAATATTAAGATCATAAGGTATTTCAACAGATTTATAGTAAGTATCTGGACTTAAGTCTGGGTATATTTCTATATCATATCCATAAGCTAGGTAAGCAAATCTATATGTAACAAATGTAGAAGTAAGAGTAGTTGAGGTTTCTAAAAATGCTCCTACAAATCTATCTCCTTCATCTGGACGTCTTATATAAATGCTATCTTCATAGGATTGATAAGTTAATAAATCTTTATTAACATATTTCCAACAATATAACATTGCTGCTATATCATTAGAATCAGCATTTTCTTCAATAAGATTATTTCCTCCTTCACTTCCTGAGGGGTTAGCAGCAAGAGTATTTTCAATAAATAGGCTTAATTGTCGGTTTGATGAAATATTAGTTTTTAAAGATTCAACTACATCACCTAAACTTATTATAGTAATTTCTATATCATATGACCCATCAGATTGAAAAGTCCAATTAAAATTTGATACTTTACCTAAAAGCCCATCATAATTTCCCTTATATTTATCTCGATAATACTCTATTACGAAAAGTATGTCTCTATGAGACTTTCCTTTTCCATATTCTGGGTTAAAAAATCTTTTTTCATCTTCTACAATGGTTTGTTGAACTAATTGTCTATCGGTACCGTTAGAAGTGTACATACTATTTCCCCATTCAAGTAAAACAGTATATCCTAATCTTAGATAAAGAAGATCAATAACATCAAATTGTTGTTTATTATTAGCAGTAAGTTTAACTGTTGCTTTTTTAAGCGAACCCCTATTTAATGCTTTTATATCAGCACTTATAATTCCGGGCATAGGAGAATATCCAAAATCTCCATGTAAATATGAACTATTGGATTGGTAGGGTAAAAATCCTTCTTTTTGTTGAAGTCTTTGTCCTCCTACTAATTTAGAAGTTCCTCCAAATAAAACATTATTTTTTGCTAACTCCATCCCACTATAAGATGTACTTACTTGTATATCTCTTAATCTACTAGCATTTACTGAAATTCCAGATGCTAATTTTACCCAAGAAGAATTTGAATTTAATACACTAATTTGTTGTGGTGTTCTACTAGTAGAAGTTCCACTTCCATGTAACTTTTGTCTTGCATTAATTTGGCTTATAGTATAACTTTCTATTTCCTGTCCTATTATTGACATAACTTATATATTTAAATTTAATGCTTCGTACTGGGATATTATGTTAAACAATCTTTCAAAGGCTGGGATTCTTATTTGTGCTCCTATTGAAGGGAATAAAGATCCAGCATCTTGAGATGGGTTTGCTCTGTTTATTACCCACCAGTATGAAGAATCACCATAATATGTTTGAGCTAAAACATCATATCTATCTCCTTGAGTAGTATACACATAAATGTCTGTAGAATCAAGGGAAATTGAAGGATATTTTGAATTAATATATCTTAATTTAGGATTTTCAACAGTGCTTATGATTGGTATAGGTTGATATCGGTTCATAACATTATTTTATACAAATAAAGAAAAATCATTATTAATTTCCCCCTCATTTAAAACTGTAGTAACGGGGCCTGTAGGTTTAGTAACAGGTTGTTGTAAAAGTAAGTTAGTTTGTGTAAGTGGTTTTAATGGGATATCTAAAGATATTTTTTCTGCTTTTTTATCTTCAGGTTTTTGTTTAATTACATTATATGATGTTTCTAAGCTAATATATCTTTGATTTCCATAGTCATTAGAATCATTTAATGGGTTATCAGTTTGGTTAATATCTTTCTTAGTTTCAATATCCATAATTTCAGGTCTAAATGTATGAATAGGAGTAAACTTCATAGTTACTTTTATCATATGAGGCATTTCTCTTACAGTATCGTCATCAAATTGAGTTCCAACTCCTTTACCATTTTCATCTTTAATAGGAATGGCTATTTCCCAAGGAGCTTCTTCAGGAACTGAATATTCTACACTATTAATTATTCCTGGGAGTTCATAACACCATGCTCCTACTGTAAGGTATGCAATATTTCCTCTTAAATATCCTTTACTCGAATATGATGGGGCTAATGAAGAAGCTAAATAATTTAATTTCTTATACATTGGTATAAGTTCTTGTTTTGATAAAGCAGCTACAATAAATATTACACTAATACTTCTAGAAAATTTATCGTATTTATAAAAATTTTCTCCTCTTCCCATGTAATTTAAAGATTTCCAATCACCCCCGTATGAATCTGAAAAAGAATCTAAAAATGCTCTAAAATGCATAAAAAATCTAGTATTCTCATCATTATCTAAAATATCTATTCTAAATTTAATTAAATCATTTTTATATTCATTTTTAGATGTTACGTTACTTGATTTATATATAGGCAAAGCATTAATAAAATCAACAGGACCTAATATATTTCCCGCAGGATCTTTTTTACCTTGGACATAATTTGATATATCTCCTTTTTGTCCAGGGCTACGTAAACCTATCCTTCCATATCCAGTAGCATTTGCTGAAATTGAAGTATCATCAGATTCTATCATATATCTTTTATAGCTTGGGGAAAGGCTTAAAAAGGTATATTGAGGGCTTTCTGTTGGTTTTAGTATTTGTCTAAAATCCTCTAATGTAGTTGCATTTGGATTAGGAGGTTGATTGACAAAATTTTGTTGTGTCCATGAACCTTTTCCTATATTACTATTACTTTTAAGAGACTCAGATTCGTAAACGTCTACTATAAAATTTTGTGTAAACGAATTTTTTCCGTTTTTGGTTAAATCATTTTCAGCAAAATTACTTGAAAAATTTTTTATGTATTCGTTATAATCTGAAGATGCATTGATAGGTAACTGGAATTTATCTTCATTGGTTGGGTCATATGGTTTATCTACTAAATAATCTTTTGGTTTAGGTATCAATGTTTTTAAAGGGACACCATCATTTCCAGTTGCAAACTTAATTTTAGTTTTTCCTATTCCTAAAACAGAATCAGATCCACCTCCATAGGAAATTAGAACATCATTTTCTAATTGGGGGTTTAATTTATATTCTACAACATTTGCAAAATTATTTATTCCTCTATTTACTGGGATTAAAGTGGAAAGCCTAACTAATCTATTATTTTCTAAATCAATTCTCCCAGTAAGTTGATTTTGGGAAATAACATCTTGATATTTGTTAATAGAAGCAAATGAAAATAAACCAGTAGGATCTAAACCTTGTTTGTTCACATGGCCTCCAGCCCATACTATCCCAGCTTCAGCTAATGTAGATAATGGTGTGTATGCTCCTTCATTTAAAAAACCTCCAGCATAACCTAAACCTTTAGATGCTTCTGTTTTTGTTCCTACTCGAGAAAGTAGGTTTTGTTTTGCTATAAATAAAAGACCACTTGGGTTTTTTATGTTTATAAAGTATTTTGTTAAACGAGCAACGTCTTCAGCTGCACTTAAAGGGGCTTCAATTCCTCCACGTATAACAAAATCGTTATAAAAAGCAGGATTTTGAATACCTGTTTGTATGTTTTGAGGAATATAAGGTTGTCCACTATCTCCCCCTCCTGGTCTGTCCTTACCAAATTTAAGTGATTTTAATTGGGTATCCCCATTATTTAATTTCAGTAAAAGACCCATTTAATTAATTTTACTGTGGTAAGTTATTCAAATATGGTAAACCTTGCCCCCCAGGTGATACAGGTGGGATAACTCCATTTATATCTAATAATGAAGGTAATGGAATTTGATTTGGAGTACCATCTTGATAAGCATTATAATCTGCCGTTACTTGACCAGCATTAGCACCATTTAATGAATATCCTGGTTGGTTTCCATCAGCATGCAACTTAGATTGTTGGGTTGCAAGTGGGTTTACTGTTGGAGTAGTTCCATCATATGCTGTAAAAGCAGATCCTTGAGTTGTTAATTTAGTTAAGATTCCCATGGTTATTTATTTTATTATAAATATTGTATATTAAAATATTTTGTAAGCTTTTGTTCTACTTTCATCTCCTACAGTATTAGGATTAGAGTAAATAGCTTTAGTTACATTTTTTCCATCAATTTGTACATTTATTGGACGATTAGCTAAAGCATTTACGTCTTTCCTTAACTCCATAATAGCGTTTACTACTGCTGAAGAATCACCACCTAATTTAATTTCTCCTTTTTTACCCATTTGAGTAGCTTTACCTGGTTCAGATTTAACGTCGTTTCCAAATAAATTTGTACCGGCAATAACTGTATCTTTATCGTTTAATTGGATTGCTCCTTCTGGTCCTAATAGAGTGCGTTTACCGTATCCTGGGGGGGCTGACATTAAGTCATTAGCTGTTTTTGCTTGAGTAGCTAAACTTATCATTCCAGCTACTGCAGTAATTGCTAGTGGGATGCCTAATCCAAAAGGAATCATGGAAAATGCTCTAAATATACTAAATATAGCAGTCATTAGTGTTGGAGCTAACATAGCTGTTAATCCAGCTGCTAAAGCAACCATAAGAGGTTGACCTTCTTTTAAACCTTTAACAAATCCTTTCACAAGATTACCTATAAGTCTAAATCCTTCTATTAAAGGGGCTAATAAAAAATTTATAACAGGCATAATAGTAGTAGCAATATCTGCTAGCATAGTAAATATAGGCATTAAAGCATCTCCAACTTGAGTAAAAATTTCTTTTAATTTTTCTATAGTTGCTGTAAACTTTTCTTGGTTAGATTGTTCTTTAAGAAGATCCCCTATTCCATCTTTTTTTAACATTGCTGAAGCTTTTTCTACTCCATGTTTAGCCTTAGCTGCTTCAAATGCTGCTTGTTCTTCTTCGTTTAAATCTCTCCCTATCGATTTTAAAGCTTCTTGTTCAACTAAAGTATCAGCTAATTGATCTGCGGTCATACCAACAGCATCAGCCATAGCTTCTTGTTGAAGCCTATTCATCTTACTAAATTCTGCTGCTGATCCAGCTTGTTTAGTGATTTCTTCTGCTACTGTTGCTAAATCATTGTTTAAGGCGGCTTGTCTTGCTTTTTCTAAATTTATATCTTTACCAGTTAATAATTCAGCACTTAATTCGGCTTCAATAGATTGTTCAAAATTAAGAAGTTTATCTGAAATTGCTGCTACTTTTTCTAAGTCACTTCCCATAACTTTTGCAGCTACTGCTGCTTTAGCTAATCCTGCTGCTCCTCCTTCAATAGATAATTTAGTTCTATTTGAAACATTGACCATATCAGTCATTAACTTTTTAGTATCAAGAGCAATACCCGCTTGAAATTTAGCACTTTTTGCAGAATCTTGAAAAGATTTTACAAAATTTTTATATGTTTCACCAGTAGCAACAGCAGTAGTACGTAATTTGGCTTGAGTTTCTAAAGATATACCAGCTTGTTTATTAAGCTTAGTCATAAGAGTTAATTCTTCTGTAGATATTCTAGCAGACGTTCCTAACTCGGTATTAACAGCAGCTAAGGATTCTTGTAAACCTTTTACAGTTACATTAGAATCTAATGAGGTATTAGCTACTGCTGCAAATTCTTTTCTAAGATTACTAGCTGTATCATAAGTTATTCCTAATGTTTTAGCTAATTCACCGGATTGTTTGTCCGCAGACATAAACCCATCAATTAATCCTACAATAACAAATTGGATGATATTAGCTTTTGAAGCAATTTCAGAAAAATTACTACCTAATTCTTTAAAAAATGTTTTAGAAGCACTAAACTTTTTAAATTCTTTATCTCCTAAACTTGCTGCTTCTTGTCCTAATTTTTGAGTTTTTGATAATGCTTCAGAAATGCCTAACCCAGACATCCCTAATTTACTTAAGCCTTTATCTAATCCACCAAATACTTGAGGAATAATACCCAATTGTTTATTTATTTCTTTATGGGTTTTTAAAGCTCCCTTAAGACCTTTTTCATAATCATCTAAAGAATCTATAACTGATTGGATTTCTTTTTGTTGTGCTTGGGTTAAATTACCTGATTCTTTGGCTTGTTTAAGTTCTTCTCTTTGTGACTTTATTTTTTCTTGAGCTAGTTTTACACTTTTTTCATCTAAAGAAGTTTCTCCTCTTCTTGCTGAAAGGACTTCACGGGCTGTAGTGGAAATTTTGCTAATAATGCTTCGAGAAGAAGTAAGGTACTTGTTTTGTCTAGATAATTCATTAACAGAATCCTTAAATGATTGGGCTACATAACTTAAAGAACTATTAACTTTATCTACTTTATCTTGAAATGTAGCTAATTGATCATTCCATTCATCTAATCCAGCACCTCCTGATTTTAGTGCTGCTATAATTCTTTCTAGGGCTTTTTGGCCAACTTTATCTAATGAAGCCTTAAGTTTATTAAGTTTTTCTTCTATTTGTTTTATATCATCAGCCATTTAAATGATTTTGTTATAAATATTGAAAATTAATATTTTTAGCTATATTTAGGAGATTTTTTATTTTGTAATGCTTTTTGAAGTAATTCAGGAGCTTTTATTGTACCATCTGAATTAATGACGGTTTTCTTTCCATCACCTCCTTTGTTTTCAAGGGCATTTTTTTCTTCAGTGTAGAAGTCTTGAATTTTTGAAAATGTAAAACGGCGAAGCCATATAGGCATGTTATAAATTGTATCCCAATCATATCCTCCTTTACCGTGAAAAACTATTTCGTGGATTTGTGTAAATACAGCAGCCCTAGCTTGGGGAGCCATTTCATAGGTCAGGCCAAAAAAAGCTAATCCCAATTGGGATATTGATTCTATCGTTACTCCCGTCGGGAAAAAAAGTTAAATCAACATCGGGTTGAATTTCTCTAACATATTCTCTTAATGCCCTGGAGTCTTGGGCGAGAAGATAATTGTCAACAAACTCTCGAATATCTTTTTTATCTCGTTTTCCTTCTACTGAGGTAATTAGGTATTTTAAACGGGTTGAAAGTTCAGGGGAAGCATCTTTATTGATTTTTTTTAAACCTTCTAGTTCACGTGTAATATCTTGTTCGTCTTTATGACTTAAAAGTTTAAATGTAACTACATTACCTGATTTAGGAAGAGTAAAAGTAAATTCATTTACATGACTTGTAAATAATTCTTCTTTAAGTGGTTTGTTTTCAACTTGAGATAAATCTACTGTGTGTGAATCACCTAAATAATTAAAAGTGTATTCAGCTCCATATCCTAAAATACGGGCAGCAACCATAATTGCATTTTTATCACCTATTAATAGATCATCATAGTTAATTTTCGATACAATCAATGATTTCATTAATTTATCTAGTACAGTACCGTTTTTAATATATGATTGGTTAGTAAGAATATCTTCTTCTTTAGCAGTCATGTATTTAATTTCAACAGTACCTTTTGCTAATTCAGAATCTTCAGGGTATAGTAAGCCTTTAGAGGGTAACTCAACTGTTTCAGTTAGTAATTTAAATTCTTCCATAATTTTTATTTAATATAACTTAATTGTCCTATATACATATATTAAAGAGAAGAGATATTATCAGGATTTACATTATATGATAAAACTCCTTCTACTTTTAATATTTCTTTACGTATGTCTTCCATTTTTGAACGATCAAAACCACCTTTTGTAATCCAAGGATGACCATCTACTTTAATAGTTAAAATAGTTTGAAATTTTTCTGTATTTTGTTCATTATATGGCATAGGTTCTTTTGAAGATGCTACTGTAACTCCGGGGATAGAGCGGATGTCGGAAAATATTTCTTTTTGGGGGCGTTGTTTAATGTTAGAAATAAGCATACCAACCATTTTAAATTTATCTTGGTATTTTTCATTTAATTGCTTATTAAGCTCTTCTTTAACTAAAGTACGTAAGTGGTTCAGTTTCATACTATTATAAATATTGTACTATCTAATAAGGGTAACACTTCCTTTAATTAATGTTTCTTTATCTGTGTTTTTGTCTCCATAAACTATAACCCAAGTATAAACTCCATCTTGACATTTTGTATTGTTGTATGTTCCATCCCAAGGAACTGTACTATTATAACTTTTAAACATTAATTCTCCCCATCTGTTATAGATAGTTAAATAAAAATCTTGTGGGTCAAAACCTGAAGTAAAGACTGGGTGCCAAGCATGGTTGATTTCATTCCCATCAGGGGTAAATGTATTTGGGATATAAATTAATTCTTCAGGGCATCTTTGAATAGTTGTCAAATAAGATGTTGGGTATGATACACATCCGTTTTGGTATCCTACAGCTGAAAATGTAAAGGATCCAAAACTATCCCAAGAAATAGGTAAAATTGGGTTTGTAATACTATCTTGGTTTAAAATCCACACTACATCTCCACCTCCTAAAACAGTTGCACTATAAATTCTTCCTATACTATCGCCTTCACACAATTCTATAAATTCAGATGTTAGGTTTCCTAAATCATTTTGTATAGATGAAATAACAGGTCTAGAATAAACAGTTATTTGGCGAGTAGTATCAAAAGTACAATTTGATTGCACATAAGTATATGTTATTGTATTGGTTCCTGCTAATAAAGGTGAAGGACAAAATGTATTCCCGTTTACTCCATTTCCTGTAAATGTTCCCCCAACAGGAGCTCCAGTTAATGTTACACAATTACTATAATCACATAATGAAGTAATCGAGTCTATCGTAGGTAAAACATTTAAAATATAAACATTAACATCTTGTGGTAAGCTTGTACAACCAAATTGATTTATCGCTACAACATTAACAGCTCCAGGCATAAATCCTGCAGGAAATAGAGACCAATCTACTGTAATACTATTTGTTCCTTGACCTGAAGTGATGTTTCCAACACTTGACCAAGTGTAAGAATATCCTGCACCTAAACTTGGTACTGAATATGTTTCATTAGAAGATAAATAACAGATTGTATCTAGTGAAGTAATATTTCCTACTACAACCATTGGAGGGTTTACTAAAGCAATAGTATTTAAAGCAGGACACCCATTTGCATCTGTTACTATAACATTATAAGCTCCTGCACATAAATTAGTTGCGGTTTGTGTTGTTTGTCCATCTCCCCATAAATAAGTGTATGGAGCAATACCATCAATTGAGTTTGCTGTTGCAGTTCCATTACAATCTCCAAAACAAATAGGGTTTGTTGCTGCCATCAATGGCACTTGTAAAATAGGTGGATCTATTAATGTAGTATTTGCTGTAATAGTGCAGTTGTTTGCATCTGTTACAGTTACTGTATAAGTTCCTGCACATAGATTGTTAATTGTTTGGGTATTTTGGCCGCTACTCCAAACATATCCTATAGGAGGAGTACCGTTTGTTGGGTTTACTGTAATAGATCCGTTACAATCTCCGTTACATAATGGATTTGTTACTACAAAATTCGGTTGATTTAAATTTGGTGGACCCGGAACAACTTGAATAGTATCAGGCCCTAGTCCACCACCTAATGCACTACAAGTTGCCCAACCTGCATTACAAGCCGGATACTCCAAATGACAAGTATAGTAAGCTCCACCTTGAGAAGGTGTAACTGTAATTTGATTTACGTTTTGAGCAATAGGAACAGGATTTCCTACTTGATACCAAACTAAAGTTGGCAAAACAGGTGCACCACTAGGTGTCCATCTCCAAGCATTATTTACTGCAGTCCATTGAGTTGAATTTCTACCAGGTACTGTTACTGCCTGCGTTCCTACAACATTATGTACGCCATGCACTGCAGTACCATTAGCCCATTGATTACAACCAGGTTTATTAGCAAGATAACTTTCAATATAATTAGTTGATTCATAAATTACTATATGAAATGTGCCTTGTAAGTTAGTGCACGAAAACATAGGCACTCCGATCCAACTTACTGTTAATTTGCGGCAAGGAGCCGTGCCTGAGGTTTGGTAGCGTATTTGTCCGCCTAGACTAGGATTCCAATCTTGCCACGGGCCCATTATGCAATTTTTTGGTACTGCTGCGTTTACTGATGGTATTGCTTGTGTTGTAAATGTAGTTGGCTGTACACCTGCACCCAACGAGATCCAACCATTTGAGCCTATTCGAAACTGAGTATAGGTTTGTCCATAAAAACAAAAAGTAAATCCAATGTTAAACGTGCCTGATTGGGAGTCATCACTTAAGGCTACTAAAGTACCTGTATTAACTTGGGGCACATATAGTATTTGAGAAACTGTATAATTTGTAGTTTGATTAGGGTTATTACCTGCTCCACATTGGCTTAAATCTGCGGTTAAAGTAGTTGAAGTTACACCACAAGGTAATATTTGATTAGGACCTAAATAAGGGCAATATTGACTATAAATAAAACCTGTTAGTAGTATAAATAAAAGTAAATTAATTTTTTTCATAGCCTTAATATATTAAAAGAAAATAAAAGCCCCAAATTTCTTTGGAGCTTTACCTGATAAATTATTAACCTAATATTAGTAGTTTAAAATACAGTAATCAGGTTGAACTGTTACTTGGATATTTACTGGGGTTCCATCATCATCCCAGTTATAGTCTCCAAAGTTAACTTCAGTAATAAAAGCTCCTTTAATAATCCATTCAGAAACAATATCACCTACAGGACCTAAAACGTTAAATGTAAGATCTTTTTTATAGAAATCAGAATACCCATCTCTACCTGTTACTGATTCATGTCCTAAACGTACCCATTCCATTACTGCTTGGGCTCCAGAAGGAGTAATTGATTCATACATTGTAAATTGGATAGTATTCCATTTTGTTTTTCCTTTCACATAACGTTGAATATTAATGTGATTAAGAGTAACTGTAGATTGGGTTAAAGAAACAGCTCCTATTTGTTTAACAAGATATGAAGGAATCCCATCTAAATAAAGGATAAAACGGTTTGTTTGTTTTGGTTCAAACGCTGTGTAAAATATTTCGTTTGGGTTTAAAATTGCCATTTGTTTTCTATTTTAATTTTATTATAAATATCTAAATTTCAAACTTTTACCCTGGAAATTCTGCTCCTGTTGGGAGTAAAATAAAATCCAAAGAAATAAATTCAGCGGTACGTGTTGGTTGAATATAAATTTGTCCAATTAATTGGTTTTGATCAATTACAGCTGGTCCATTATTTGAATCATCCATTATTACTTTATAAGCATATAATCCTTGTTTTTGTTGGATAGCTTCTAAATATGGATTAACTCTAGCTAAAAATGAAGTTCTAGTTTGAATTGTATTTTGTTCAAATACAATTGTATCAGCAATTTGGCGGATATAATTTTTAAGTTCAATTAATAAACGTCTTACATTTACACGATCAAGAGCTGAATCTGCTTTTTGTAAAGTTTTTTGTCCAAATACTACAACACCTTGTTTAGGTAACGTAGCAATTGGATTAATATTATTTGAATATAAAGAATCTCTATTATTTTGAGTTAATTTTAATTCTGCTTGTAATACTGTACCTAAACCACCACGATTAATACCTGCAGGTGCAAACCAAGGAGCAGATACTTTATCGTTAAAGGCGTATACACCTGGTATTACAGTTGAAGCTGGGGCCCAAATATGTTTTCCTGTTGATGGGTCAATAATGCGAACCCAAGGCCAATATGAAGCAGCATATGAAGTATCACGAGTTTGAGCTTGTGTAATAGCTTGAGAAACTGTACTTCCATATGCTACTAAATCTGCTACAAACATACTATCACCTCTAGCAATTGTATTAGTAATAATATTTGTAATTTGACCAGTATGAGTATCGTTTAATAATCCAGGGGCAAATAAAAGGTTAAATTGATATGCTTCTTGATTACCAAATAAAGCAATCATAGTATTATAATCACTTCCTACTAATCCTTGAGTATTAGATGAATTTATATTTTCATAAAAATTAATAGCTGATGAAATTAAAACAGTTCCTGTGGCTCCTCCAAAAGCACCACCTAAAGAACCACTTCCATTTGCTGGAAGAGACCCTGTGTATAATGGATTAGCTACAACTCCATTTGAATTTAAATAGTTTGGAGTAGTATAATTTACTTCTTTTACACGAACAAATTTTGAATTATTTGGATAACTTCCAGATAATACCATTTGAACATTGCCAGAATCATAGTTTAATTTTTGATCTCCAATTACTTGAGCAATAAAACGAGATGAATTAGGATCTAAATTTACATTGTTCCAAGACTCTAAAACAATTTTATTAGTTTGAGTGTCGTCTCCTCTTCTAATCAATACATTAAATGTACCTGACCCAGTATTTACATTAGTGACTTCCCACCTTACATTTTCTTTACTTCCTGGAAGCAATGAACCTAAAGCTCCTGAACCTGAGTTGTTCATAATGGTACCTTCAGAAATTGTTTCTAAAACAAATGGAGAGAAACCTGAAGTTGGGCCACTAGATCCTGTAGGCATGTAGCTACTAGTAGCAGAAGAATATGATCCTGAAACAACACGGGCCACTAACAATGAAGTACCACCGTAATTAAAATAATTGTAAGCAGCAATTGAAGTTAAATATGAATAAGCATTACCACCACTAATAAAAGTATCTCCAAATAACATTTGAAAATCTGAATAAGATGTTACTAAAGTTGGTTTTTCAACTGGACCTTTAACTGTTGGTCCTATAATAGCCGCACCTGCTTGAACTGGTTGTCCTGTTAAAAATGTATTATCTATTTCGCTAACTGCTACTCCAGGAGAAACTGTGAATTTTGCCATTTTATTTTTTTATTATAAATATCAATTTTTTTTTTAAAATATATTACTAAGCAGGAAATGTTGCACCTGTAGGTAATATATTAAAGTCTAATATAATAAATTCAGCCGTTCTAGTAGGTTGTAAATAAATTTGTCCTACTAATTTATTATTATCTACTACTAAAGGTGGGTTATTTGATTCATCCATGATAACTCTAAAAGCTGTTAAACCTTGTTGTTGTTGAACAGAAGCTAAATATGGGTTAATAGCTGCTACAAAATTATTCCTAGTAACAGCATCATTTTGTTCAAATACAAATGTGTCTCCTATTTGAGATATGTAGTTTTTAAGTTCAATTAATAAACGTCGTACATTTACACGATCTAAAGCACTTTTTTTCTTTTGTAATGTTTTTTGCCCAAATACTGTTACCCCGGATCCAGGAAATGTTGCAATTGGATTTACATTTCCTTGATAAAGTGAATCTCTATTTGTTTGAGTTAATACTCTTTCAGTTTGAACTACTGTTGTCATAAGACCTCTATTAATGCCTGCAGGTGCAAACCAAGGAAATGCTACATTATCATTAAATGCATATACACCTGGGATCATTGTTGATGCGGGAACCCAAACTTGATTACCATAATTGGGGTCAATAGTTTTTAACCAAGGCCAATAAGTTGCTGCGTATGATGTATCAAAAGCACTAGCTGCGGTAGTTACAGGGGTTAAATTTGAATTATATCCAACAACATCTACTATAGCCATAGCATCTCTTCTATCTTGAACCATTGTAATTAGTTGTTGAACTGTGTTAAAATGATATGAAGAATTTCCTATTAACCCAGGAGCTGTTATAAAATTATAATTGTATGCGTCTTTATTTGCTAATAAAGCAATAGATTCTGTGTAATCATTAGCTGTTAAGCCTTGGATATTAGTTGCTGAGATAGTTTCATAATATGCTCCTGCAACCCCTGTGGGGATATTGCTTCCTTTCCCATCTCCAAATGATCCACTGCTAACAATAGGTAAAGAACCAGTAAATTGATTTTTTGGAATGCCATTGTTATCAAAATAATCTGGTGTAGTTTGGTTTACTCGTTTAACTCTAACATATGATGATTGATTTGGATAATTTCCTAAAAGTTGAACATAATATTCACCTGTTGTTGGGTCATTTAAAATAGTTTCAACTTGATTACCTATTATCTTTTCAATATAATTTGCAGAAAATGGGTCTAAAGATACAGGGCCCCAAGTTTCTAATATAGACATAAAATTTGTAGTATCATTTCCTTGTCTAATTAATACTGTAAAAGTACCGGTATTAATATCTGGGGATACTATTTGCCATCTAAAATTGTTTGCTGAACCGCTTAATAAAGTTCCATTAGATCCTGTAGGACCTGTATTATTCATTATTTCTCCTTCAGAAATTGTTTCTAAAACAAATACATCTGTATTATAAGGAGCACCAACAGCATGAGCAGATGCAGAAATAAATGATGATGTTGCAGGAGTCCAATTAGTAGTTGTACTACCATTAACTACACGAGTTACTAATAATGAAGTACCACCACTATTAAAATAATTAAAGGCTGAAATAGAGGTAAGGTAGGTATAGGTTTGGCTTCCACTTAAAAAAGTAGTGCCAAATTTATTTTGGTATTCACTAAATGTTGTAACTAATGTAGGAATACCTACTTTACCTTTAACCGTTGGTCCTATAATAGCTGCACCTGCTTGTACAGGAGCTTGTGTAATAAAAGATTGGTCATTTTCTATTGCTAATACACCAGGTGATACAATTGTTTCTGCCATTGTAATATATTATTTTATTATAAATATGGTGTATTTCAGATTAAATTATCCTAATACAGTAATTTCACCAGTTTCTGGGTTGATACTAGATTTACCATATTTTTCAACAATTAATTGATTAAAATTTTCTTCTTTGAGTGATAATTCATCTAAAAATGCTTTAGCAGCTTGATGTCTGTTATCAATTTGAATTTTAATCATTTCAATTTCACCTAGTTCTAGTATTAAAACTTGAGTTTTTTGTTGAATTTCTTTTAATGTATTTTTTTCTTCGTCTGTTAAAAACTTTTTATCCGAAACTATTCCCATAAATTTATTTTATTATAAATATATTATTTCCCTTGAGAAACATACATTTTTACATAGTTTTTGCTGTTTTTGTTTTTACTAGTTTTTGATTTTGCATGAACTCCTGGTCTTCTTTTTTTAGGTTTACGGACAAACGAAATTACTGATTGAGATTTTGCTTTTGCTGCCATTTTATTTACTATTTAAATTATTAACTACTTCTGCTGTAATGATAACCTGAGCTTTGCTATTATATTTTTTAATAGCTGTAATCTCTTTTTGAATAGTATCCGGAATAATATATCCAAATAATTTAATTGAAAATGTTCCTTTAATAATACGGTTTGTTGAATCCGATACTTCTATTGCTGTAGTATATGAATCAATAGATGCTTTAAATTTAAAGCGTTCTGGGTCTCCCCAATATGAGTCTGAAGCGTAGTTGATTGCTTCAATAATTTTATTCATTTGTTCAACATAATATGTTTGAATAGCACATGAATATGTTAATGTAACATAATCAGGTACTACATTAACTACATACTGTTTTACAGGAATTCTATTTGTTAATATGCTAAAATTTGAATATGCATTTTTTGAATTATATGTTTTCATACAAGATGCATACAAATGAGGTGTATTAGCGTCTAATTTATTTGTTAAAGAACGGTTTTTATCAATTGTATCTCTTTTAAACATAATTAACGGGGCCATAATAGCTCCATTTTTATCTTTGTAATATCCATCTTTTTGTACTGATTTCCACTTTTCAGGTGAACCATATATTACAGGTACTGCTAATCTATTTCCGTTTTGTATTACTGTTGGGCGAATAACATTTTGAAAATAATACATTATAGATTCATCTATATCTTGTAAACCTACAGTAAATGGTTTAGTAGTATCATCTTTAAATGACATTTGTTCAGAACGATTAAAATCTATTCCGCTTTGTTTTTTATCTGTAAATTGGTTAAAATTAGAAGGAATGTTAGGGTTACCATAAGACTCACTCGTTTCAGGAAACACATATGGTTCTATCTGGCTATTTTGTATCTCTAATTGAGATTTTGGATTAGGTTTTTTAATTGAGGGCATGTTATATTCTTTCTCTAGTTATTTGTACTCTATCCGCAGGTGCATAGTGTGCAGTACAAATAATGGATAAATTTGATCCAAAATTTTCTAATCCTGGGTTCAATGGGTTTTGGTTATATGGGTATGCTGGATCTTTTCCAACAAATAGTTGATTAGTATTTACATTATCAATTTCCCAATATGAATTATCCCACATTATAATATCTCCTACTTTAGGGAGTACATCAGCTCCATAAGATGTTCCAGGGTAATTACCTATATCAGGGCCTCCACCAGAATTAACAGGATTTTTGCCACGTAAATCGTCACGTAAAAATTTAAATGTCATTGGTCTATCAGTAGTTACACCAAAGTCATCAACCGGGTTAGAGAAGTCACCTCTATCAATTAACACGTTTAAAAGCACAGGTTCTTCATAGTACCTAGCACCTGCTGCTTCACCATATATGTTTACTTTAGTTTCAGCAGTTTTTAATTGGTAAAATACACATTGTTGGGTAATAATATCCCATAACAACTCACGATTAAGATGCCTAAGTAAAGAAACATCACGTTGTGTGCCAAATAATGCCATATTATCCTATAAAAATTGTCATTGGAACCTCTGCTAATATATTTTTTTGACTAACTGTTTCTAATGCTTTATTTTCTAATAAAGTTTTACGTGAAGTAGTATCAAAATATGCTCTTAAACGTTCTATTAATGCTGTTTTTTCACTAGTTGCAGCTGAAATTAAATCTCCTTGGTTTAATGTTACCTCAGCTCCTGGGATAGGGACTGTAGAATATTTCCCTCTAACATATCCTAATATTTCTTTTGATAAAGCTAAAGCATACTCAAATATCCAAGAACGACCAATTGAATTTATTTGTCGATAAATTGGGTTTTCATACGGTACATTTGAAGCGTTAGTGATCATATCTTGCCCTGTACTAGGAACATATGGCATGTTTCTATCAGATTCTAAAATATATTTAAAACACAATTTTTGTTTACCTCTTGGAATAGGAAAAATACGTAAATTATTATTTACAAGTTCAAATGTAAATTGAGATTTTCTAATTTGGTCGTTAAGTTCTATAGCTTGAATTTTTTGTAAGTCATAGTTAATAGGCATTAACATAAAGTTAATAGCTGGAGAATATGATCCCCACCCAAAGCTATCAAGCATTTGCATCATGCCAGTACCGGTTCCAGCATATGGATCAAAGTAACGAGTAATTGCAGGTGGTGCTTCATAAAATATACGTTTTATTTCAATACGACCTTGAATCCCATTATCAATAGCCCATTGATTCATATCATAATCTTGTTGTCCTGCTACTAAATCAAGAGAACCTGTTTTATAACTTATTGTTCCTCCAACACCTGCTTCTTCTCCATATTGTTGAGATAAACGAATAACAGATGCCATATTATCTTGAATAACTCTATTATTTGCTGAGCCTATTACTTGAGGGTTTCCTTGAAAAGTTAATAAATTTTCTGCTACTTGATAAGCATATAATTCATTTCCATAAGTTGTTACTGCATCTTCAAGTGTAGTATAAAAATTAATATCTTGTAATTCAACTTCTACTAAAGGATATCCTAAACGTTGAGCAGCAAATTTTGCAAATTTATCTGCATCAATTTGAAATTGAGGATCATTATCATAAAATCCAAACGGTGTGTCTCCTGGTTGGAATGAACTTGAGCCGGGCCAAATAGGGATGTTCATGTTGATATTTTGTTATAAATATGAAAAAAAAGGGCCTCATTTAGAGGCCCATTTTAAAAGTATGTTTTTAATTAGTCTATATAATTGATTCCTATACTAAGAGAACATGTTCCTTGTATAACTAAATCTGATAGGGTAAATGTTGATGGATCAAATGTAGTTTTTAAACTTGCTGTACTATCATTAGCTATAGAGAATATTATACTTCCTGTATCATTTGAAGAAGAAGGAGTATACGTTAAATAAGCTCCTATACTTCCTGTATAACTTCCAGAAAGTCCTGTAAATGAGCCAGATGATAAAAAATAAAAGGATCCAGTATCTACTTTTTCCCATGTTCCGTCTATAGTATTAGTAGAATCAGATCCAATATTAGGGATAATAGCAGTTGGAACTTGTTCTAAAATTGCACTGTATAAAGATATAAATGGCATGATGTTTTATTTTTAATTAAAGTGATACGTTGTAAGATACTTGAAGTTTAGCATTAGGAACGTTAACTGGGTTGAATAGATTATCATAAACGCTCAGTTCAAAAATAGGACAAAATTCAGCATTGTAATATGCATCAAGTAATCCTTGAACAGGATGAACAAATGATCCTATGTAATTTCTTCCTAGCATTTTAAATCCACCTCCAGCAGCAGTATATGTTGGTAAAGATGGGATGTTAATTATTAAGGTTCCTGGGTCTCCAATATTATCTGAAGTGTATGGGTTTTGAGAAGAAGAAACAAATGTTCCAGGAACAACAGAGGTTGTTTGAGGTGGGAATTGAATTGTAGAGTACATCCATGAATTTGTTGTTCCAGGATGGTTATTAATCCATGGAGTTACTACATTTGTATTAAAATTATTATATGTTAAAATAGGATTAAATGGAGTAACTGGTCCTATTGGGTTTGAATTTTCATAGTATTCAATAGTAGTTCCTAATGAAAGTCTTAAATATGCTGTAGAATTACTAGCAGTAATATTTGTTAAAACTTGAATACTATTAATAGATTTCCATACGTTTTGTCCAATAATGGTATCAGGATAAGTACGTCCAAAAATATAAGTTCCAAAAGCATTTGTAAAATTACCTACAGCATATTGAGTTGTGTTTAATCCATTGTATGCATTGGCACTACTCAAATTACTTCCACTTACTTTAATTGAATTATTTACAAAGGCAATATGATAAGAAGATGTACTATGATTAAAGTTAACAACTCCAGAAGTAATTGTTGTTGATGATGCGTTAACATTTGTTACAGACCATCCACCTGGGAGTGGGTTTTCGTAGCAATCAAATGAATATGATTTTCCATCAGATGGAATAACTAAGTATCCATCAATTACTCCATTAATGTCTCCACCTATTACGCTTGGGAAAACAAGAACATTTATACCACTTTTGTTAACAAGTGTAACTGTTTTACCTTGAGTAGGTGTTTGAGGTAATCTTAAACAATATGATTGAGAGGATGCTGTGGAAATTACATTAATTCCGTAATTTGAATATGTAGTAGTATTTGTTGAATTTGGATTAAATGAAGCAGTTCCAGTAGGTACTAAAGAAATTATAGGACGAACAACAGCACTTCCTGAGGTAGTAAGTCTAATATCTCCACTTGCTGTTACGTTTCCGTTTATTGTTACGTTTTGATTTAATGTATTAACATATGAAGCAGTTGCAGCATTTGTAGCATTTGCAACTGTTCCTACAACGTTTGAAGCAGCAACATATGAAGCAGTTTGAGCTGTTGTTACTGTAGTGTTTAATACATTTGTAGCAGCATTATAAGTTAAACCTGAATCAATAAAGGGTGATTGGCAACCTACGGCTTGTTCGTTTACTAAAACAACTGAGGTTGTAGTGTCTCCAGGAACAATAGTTGAAATATTAATGTTACTAGCACATCCTGCTGTAGTAGCATATGATGCTGATAAGTTAGAAGATCCAGTTCCGCCTACTACAATATTACCTCCAGGTCCTTTAATTAATAATTCACTATTTACTACTACAGAATTGCCTGAAGTAGGTTCAATATTATTTACCTTTAATGTACTCATTTTTTTATTTTTGTTTTTTTATATTTTATACAAATGAACCTGATCTCCAAGCTCCGTTCATCCACATATAAAGGAAATATTGGCCTCCTACGGTTGCAGGGACAATTTCTCCATCAGTTCCTGTCCAAGAAGGAGCAGCTGATTGGGTTGTAGGTAATACAATTGAACCGGACATTCTAACTTTGAAAGCATCTGAACGAGCTAATTGTCCTGTACCATTACCAACAATCATTAATGAAGTATCATCTCCTTGGGTATTAAATTGGCCTTGGACATGTTGGTATGAGCCTGAGGCTATTGTGCCTAATCCTTCTGCATGAGAATAATCACCTACGGCTTGGGTACCTGAACCTTCAGCATGAGAGTAATCTCCTACGGCTTGAGTGATCCTACCTTCTGCATGAGAATATGATCCTAAAACACTGTTTTCTTGTCCTGAGGAAAAGGATCCAGATATAATAACTTTTCTAGAGGAAAAATCACCTCCAATTAATGGGTCACCATAATCATTATTAATGTAAAGTTTATTACTTTGATTTACTTGAGAAGAAGGTCCTGCTTTAATTCCTAAATAAACATTTCCAGTAGAGTTTGCAGAAGCATTTCTTCCAGCTAAAAATCCAACAGCTACGTTATCATTCCCAGCAGTTAAATGTTCAAAAGTATTATCACCTATTGCTACATTTTGAAAACCTGTAGTATTAGCATTCATAGCATTTGTTCCTACCCCTATATTGTTAGTTCCTGAGGTAACAGAACTTAAAGAATGATATCCTACTGCTGTGTTTTGGATACCTGTAGATGCATTTTTTAAAGAAGAATGTCCTACTGCAGTGTTATGTCCACCTGAAGTAAGATTTTCTAATGAATATGATCCTAGAGCAGTATTGTAACTGTTAAGTCCTGAAGGACCTCCAATATAAGATACTAAAGTGTTAGATCCTATAGCAGTGTTGCCCAATCTATCATCATTAGATGATGCTGAAAAAGATAAATCTCCTACAACTATATTACTTGATCCTGATTTAGGGCCTTGTCCTACTCTAACTGAATTAAAATATGCATCTCCGTCTGTAGCAATACCATTTGCAGTTGAAGATAAAGTTCCTTGAATAGTTCCACTTCCGTCTAAAAAGTTTATTGTACCATTTGATACATAAATATCTTTCCATGCGTTTGTAGGTGAACCTAAACTAAATGATGAAGTAGTAGAGGCACCATTTGTAGCTGGTATAATTGATCCACTAATTAAAAGTGAACCTGAAAATGTAAGGTTATTTGTTGATGGGTTAAATGTTAAAGTAGTTTTACTATAAACACCTGAAAAATTATCAAATACTCCTGGCCATCCAAGCAAAATTGGGTAATTTCCAGGTGGAAGCCCTGAGGTAGTAGTATATACTGAGTCAGCTTCAGTTGCATTGTTTACATACCCATCAACATTTGCACCAGCAACGTATGATGCAGATGTAGTGTTTGTAGGTATTAAAGTTGAAATATCAACATTGAATGTACTTCCATCCCCCTTTTCAAAAGTTAAATTAGGGTCAGAAAATGAAGCTGTAACTAGTAAAGAACTAGTGTTAACACTTCCACCACCGTTCAAAGCATAAGAAGCGGTTAAAGCATTTGTGATTGATCCACTAATATTTCCTGTTACGGTTAAACTACCAGATATAACAAGGTTATTTCCTGTAGTTGAGGATATTGTGTTTACATTTAATGTACTCATTTTTTTATTTTGTTTATAAATATGAAAAAAAAAATAAAAAACATTTAAACGGTGCCTTAAATTTTAAATTGTATTATGTTTTATGCTAAAGAACCTGATCTCCAGGCATTATTTAAGTATACATAAAAGAAATAGTTGTCGGAATTTACTACAAATACTATTTCACCTTTTTTACCAGTATATTCTGGGGGACCATCTAATACTCTAGGCAAAGCGAGTCCTCCAGATACTTCAAGAGATCCTGAAATTTTTCCATCTCCTTTAATGTCTACTGAACCTGTAACTTCTGTAGGTCCTGTTACTGTAACTGAACCAGATGTAGAAGTTGAACCTGTAATTGTAACTGATCCAGTAAATGTTGTATCTCCGTATAATACGTTTCCATCACAACAAAAAGTTGCGGTTTGGGTTGGAGTTAATGAACCTGAGCCCATTAAAACATCAGCTCCAAATGATTGTAGATTTGGAGTTTGGTTTCCAATATGAATTACGGGCATTGGATTAAATGCTGTAAGTGTTGAAGTTGAATACTCGATAATAGTAAGAGTTTGAGTCCAAGTTGAACCTATATGAGTTACAGTTTGAGTAGTTCCTGTTGCTGTATTAAATAATTGAAGTGTTCCTCCATTTGCAGCTGCAGATGCTGAAATAGGGGTTCTAACATCTCCATAAGAAGGATCTAACCAAGCATAATTAAGGTATGCACTAGCAGAAGATTTTGAAAATCTAACTGATCCTTCATATCCATACCATGCTGTTGCTTCGTCTCCAGGACAATACATTTCAATACATCCTGTTACAATTAATCCATCATGTAAATTTGTAGGACCATATACATCTAATCCACCGGAAATTGTTACATCACTGTATAATGTAATTTCATCACAGCAAAAAGAAGCAACTGGGGTTATAGATCCTGTCCCAATTGGGTAAATTGGTATAGCTCCTGAAATAGGGAACGGAAAACCAATTTGAACTATTGTTCCTGTAGCAATATCTGGACCAGAAGCTGAAATATATGTAACTACACCATCAAAATTGGTTCCTGCATATCCATAGGGGGCATATATTCCAGTAGCAGAATCGTAAATATAACATACGTTGTTTGAAGCAACAGCTGCTGCAGCAATTCCTACTGTTAAATTTCCATATGTATTAAAGTTAATAGAAACATATTCAAATCCGTTTGGAGCAGGAGTTGTTCTACCATCTACGGCCCAAAAAATAGGATTATCTTCATCATTATAACAATTAATATCTAAACACCCACTAATAGTTATATTACCAGTAAAATCAGTATCACCTAATACTTCAAATGATCCAGTTACTGTTGTAGGTCCTTCAAAATCCACAGAACCTGAGTTTGTAAATGACCCAGTGCATTCAAAAGATCCTGATTTAAGGATTAAGTTACCATTATTAATAATTAAGTCACCATCTTTATTAGCAATTGATCCAGTTACATTTAACGATCCACTAAAATCATTAGTAGCACCCCCAAGATCTATTTCTTTTCCGGTAGCAGATATGATTTTAGTGTCAGCATTGATAATGACTGTAGTTCCTGAGGTAGGTTCGAGGTTATTTACACTTAATGTACTCATTTTTTTATATTATAGTATTACTAATCTAGAACCAGTGCTTACAATAATTGAACCTGAATTATAAACAGGTCCTACTAATAATGCATTGTATCCTGGAGGAATAAATAAGGAGATAGAATTTGTTGGGAAATTAGCAATATATCCTTCATCAACTACTAAAGATCCAGTAAGTTGAACATCTTGTTGTAAAGGACTTAAATAAGATGCTGTAACATCTCCTGAAATACTTCCTGTAATTCCACCGGTTACTATAAGTGAACCTGTTATTGCATGTGAACCTGTAAAGTATTCAAAGTTACCATCTAATTCAGCGATAGTAAGTGGAGAACCTTTTACTTGTCTTAAAGTTAAATTTGCCATTTTCTTTTATTTATAAATATTAAGTGGATGCTACAAAATATTCTAATTGTGTATTTCCTCCGATTGCTTTTGCTTTTATAGAGCTTAAATATACAAAATCGCTATAATAAGCTTCATCAACATACCCATCTACAACATAATCATTAATTGATGGGGTGTTTATCTCAGTATCCCCTAACATTATAGATTTTCCAGGAGCTAAATCAAATAATGCACTTTCGGTATTATCGTTTGCAACTAAATATACTGAAGTGTTATATTGGGTTGATATGTTTGTAATTCTAATATATTGTACTTGAGATTTTACAAATGCTCCACCTGTTTGTTCTTCTTCACTATTACAAAAGCGGATAATTTCAATACCTGAACCACTAAAAGTAGTAGCAATAGTATCTACACGGCGAACTATTTGGTTAATTCCTGAAATGTTTTTAAACACATAAGTTTTTTCAGTAGTATTGTTTGGAAGAGTAATTTCCTCAGTAATGGTTACATACAAATTGGCCATTTATATTTTATTTATAAATATGGCTAGCCTCTGAAAGATTTGTATACTTCTAAAATATCGTCTACTATTGGATGTCTATGGTTTTTTTCTAAGGTAATTACATTAAATCCAGGTACTTCTTTCATATGTTTGCATATAACATCAAACCCAGATGTTTTTTTATCTCGTAAGTCAATTTGTGCACCATCACCACAAAAAATCATTTTACTACCTGAACAAATACGAGTTAAAAGTAATTCTGTTTGATTGTCTGTTAGGTTTTGTGCTTCATCTACTACAACTAAACAGTTTGTAAAGTTTCTACCTCGCATAAATGAAACTGGTACAATTTCTATTTCACCTTCCGCTATACATTTTTCAATTTTTTCTTTGCTATATAAACGGTGCATATTTTCATATACAGGAGCAGTAAATGGGGCTAATTTTTCATTGACATCACCTGGAAGAAATCCAATATCTTGTCCTGCTACTACAGTTGGTCGAGTGATAATAATTTTTTCAATTTCTTTATTAAATAGCATGTTAAGAGCAACGTTTGCTGCTAATAAAGATTTACCTGATCCTGCTTTGCCACGTAAAATAGTTACTACATCTGTTAAAATTTTAGCTTTAGCTAATTTTTGTTCTTCGTTTAATTGAATGTTAAATTTGATTGGACCTTTTGGTTTTCTTTTTTCTTTAAAAACCTCTTGTGCTTGCTGTGTTCTATTAAAATCACTCATATAACTATATTTGTTAATAAATATTGTAGGGAAAATAAAAAAAGCCCGGCTTTCGCCAGGCTTTCTTAGACTTTTTATTTACTTAAATCTTAAACAAGGTTTAAGTTAGAAATAAAGATACGACCAAAAAATTCAGGACGAATCATTTTCTTAGCGTAACGAGTCAATAGACCTTTACGTGGAGTAAATGTGTCTGGATCGTACACTAATGGAGTCATAATTAGAGGTACATATGGAGCAAATACCGCACCAGTTTCAAGGAATTGAGATCCTCTATAACCCATCAACATTAGACCTTCGGTCATGTAAGGGTTTTTGTAAACTGTATAACGGTTATTCATTTGACCTGCTTTTTGGATACCAAATGCATAGCTTGCTTTTGTTACATCACCATCAGAAGATGAAGCAAATCCTGGGATTGATTCAAGGATAGTTGCTACACTTGGAGAAGTTACGATAAAGTTTGCACCACCACGTAAAGTCTTTTGGTGAATTTTATTAGAAACTTTTTGCATTTTAGTTCCTAGTGTTTGGAACCACTGACCTTGGGTATTAAAGAATCCAAGATCAATATATCCTGTTTTATTAAAATTTAATGCTTGGTTGTTCTCTACGTTCCAGTATTCATCCCATGCAGAAGCATCTTGGATCAACATATCGATTACTTCAAGGTCAATTTCCAATGCAATATATTCGCTCATGATTGAAGTTAATTCAGCTTCAGCATCCAAAGATTGGTATGCATTCAAATCTTGAGCAAATTCTGGTGTCCATTGTGCTTTTAACTTACGAGTTTTAGCAACAATAGCCTCAGATTTCATTTGGATATTGATTTGAGGAATAGCTAATTGATCAGCAGCTGTAGAATCAGCATTAGGATAACCACCAGCTAGTGGAGTTGCTGTGTTTGATTTATCTTCAAAATCACCACGGTTGTTATCAACTGGTTGGATATTGTAGAATAATTGGTTAGTACCTGCTTGTGGAATATTTAAAGCACCTACCGCACCATCAAAGATAAATGATGCTGTATTATTAGTTACAGTAGTAAACTGTGGCAATAATAAAGCATTAGTAGCAGCAGTTAATGTTGAGCCTGAAGCTATAACAAATGCACGAACTCCTTTAGAGTCATAATTGGAAACAGTTGTTAACGGAACATCAACACGAGTGTATGATTGTGAAGTTGTTAAAAATTCAGCACCATACTGTAGGTTACTCCAAGAAGCTGTAGCAACAGTTACGTTAGTGATTGATGCAGAGAATTGGTTGATTGAATAAGCAAATCTACCAGCACCATATAAACCTTGGCTAGCATCGTTAGCCGCTCCAGGGTTGGTATTACCATACATAGATGAAGTAGCGCCATAAGTGTTACCACCAGGGCCAAAATTTCCGATAGGAGCAACTTTTCCATTAGCATCGCCATATTGGAAATCTAGGAAGAATACAAGACCAGAAGGCAAATTCATTGGTTGTACAGAAACGAATTCTTTAGATGATAAAGAACCGAATACTTTACGTACCAATGGAAGAGCTACTCCAGCCCATTGCTCACCTTGTCCTACAACGAAGTTAGCACCACCTACGTTTGTAGAAGATTGCTCAACAACAAGTTGTTTTGCTTGGTTTTCGAGGATTAAAGCCATGTTGTTTTTCTCAACTTCACTATTCAATCCTTCTAATAATCCCGTTTTGCCCCATTTAGCGGCCATACGAGCAGCATCGTTCTGCATGTTTTTCCATCCAGAAGCCGAGCTTTCTAATAAAGAATTAATACTTGACATTTTGTTTGTTTTTGTTTTAAATTGTTAATTAAATTATTCCAGCCAATTTTTGCATACGTAAGAATGCATCGTTTGACTCTACGATTGGTTTTTTAACGTTTGGTGTAATTGTCGATTTAGAAGCACTACCTAAGTTTTCTTTAATTGTATTTTTAGCAACTTTAATTCCCTCGTTTAAAGTTTCAAATACTAATTTTACTTCACCTACAGTAGTAGCTTTGTCAAACGAACTTAACACTTTTACTTTTTGACTTTCGTTCAAATTTTTAGCTTTGAAGATTTTGTTAGTATAAAGAAGTTTAGCATTTAACAAGTTAATTTCATTTAATTCAGCTTTAAGAGATTTAATTGCAGAATAAGCTTCGTCAAGTTCTTTTTTCATTTTTTTCTTGTCTTCGTCTTCTTTTTCTTCTTTTTTCTCTTCTTTTTTCTTTTTAGCTTCTTCTAATGAATCAACATCTTCCATTTCTTCGATTTCGCGTAGCAATTCAGCTAAATCTACTTCTTCATCTTTCACTTCCATTCCTTCTTCATCACCCATACCTTCATGACCAGCTTCAAGTTCACCTGATGCGATCATGTCTTTAATAACATCTTCGATGATATCTTTAAGATCTTCATCTGTCATGTCTTCGAGGTCTAGTGGTTCACCTTCTTCTTCACCTTCTTCAGATTCTTCATCAGATACATCTGTATCGTCTTCGTCATCTCCTTCAGCTTCGTAAAGATTTTCTCCCATATCATCTTCTTCTAATTCTAGCTCACGTAAAAGCTCTTCCAAATCAATTTCATTCATTGTATCTTCAGTTTCATCTATGTATTCAGCTTCATCCATTTTATTTATGTCTTTAGCTTCTTTCATTTTTTCATCTTCAGACATACCGTAGTTTTCTTCAAGATCTTCGTCGAGTTCTATTTCTTGAAGTTTTGCGGCAAACATTGATTTCAATTGAGGTGTGAAGGCTTCTTCTAGAGCAGCTTTTGCATTTGCGATAGCAGTTTCTTTAACAGCTTTAGCATCTGCGATTGCTTCTTTAAGCAAGTCTCTGTTTGTTGCCATTTTTCCTAAATTATTTGTTGGGAAAGTACGTTTATTAAAAAACGTAATAGAATTTTTTTAATATAATGCTACATAATGTGAGGGGTAGCATATTCGTGTTATATATATGTAAGAAAAATGTTAAAGTCGCAAAAGCAAAAAAAAAGCCCTTAAAAAAAGGGCAATTTTTACCGGTTTGCATATTTTAAAATAACGGACACGTACCTTTTGCACATAAAATTTCAGTAATAATTGAATTAGTACGAGCATACTGGTTAAGATAAGTAGATCTAGATTCATTTAATGCTCCATTTTTCATCCATGAATCTGGGTTAGATGGATTAGAAACAAGATCCCATGTTAATAGTTCAAAATCGTCTTGTACTTCCATTACCTCACCCATTTGTTTTAATGATCCCATCCCACGAGAAGAAACACCAATAATTAAACCATTTCTAACTAATGCTCCAGCAATACGTCCTGAGGTAGTTCCTAAGTCACCTGGGTCAGAAAATATTTCTACTTTTCCATGGATTTCATCTCCTCTCCACCATACTTCACGAATTGCATGTGATGCATTACGTAGGTTAATTACTTGAGAATCGGGGTGGTCCAACTCACCTACTGTTTCAGTAGAATGTTGTTTGATTTTGCGTATAAAATTGTCGATTTCGCGTTCCCATAGTTCTTTTTTATAGTAACGGCCGTTTCCATTTTTAACTTCAACAGTAGCTAATATACCTTCAACGAAAATATTTCCGCCTTTGTTCATTCCCTCAATCAGTTTTACTGGTTTGGGAACAAAGTGTCTAGTTTCTATTAAAAGTTGCTTGTCCATAATTAAAAATCCATTCCATTCATTTTTCCTTCTAAATCATCACGTAATTGATTTTTCATATCTAAAGGAATGTTGGTGTAAGTGTCTATAATAGAATCAATATCTTGTCCTTCATCATAACGACGTTCAGCATCTTTTTTATATTCCATGTATTCAGATGAAGGTTCATCTTCCATTTCATCAATAACTTCTTTATCTTCTTTTTTCTTGCCTTTAAATTTGGACATCATTTTTTCAACTTTTGCTTTTGCTTGCTCTAGTTTTTTGATGTCTTTTTCAAGTTCTTTAACCTTTTTCTTGTCAGTTAAAGCTTTCATATCCTCATCTTCATCAAGTTTAGTAAGTTTTGAACGTCTATGGTCAATTAGTGCGTCAATTTTGTCTAATTTAGCTTGTAGAACTTCGTGTTCTGCTTCTTTGTTTATATCAGCTAAATCTTTTTCTACACTTTCACGTAAAGATTCTGCATCATATGATTCTTCAAACATTTGAGGTAAAACAACTACCATTCCACCTTCAGGATCTTGATTAAGAACTTCTAAATTAGCTATAAATTTCTTTAAACTTTCAATGTTAACTGGGCGTCCTCTTCCTATTACACCAGATTCAGCTTTTTGAAGTTTAGCATATTGTTTTGAAAGTTCATTTTCAACCCAATCTTTTAATTTTAATACTTCAAAATCACTAGGAAATTCAAGAGCTTGATATATAACATCTTTTCCTTTAATAGGATACTTTAATGTATTAGTACCAATAAACTTTTTAATATATGTTTTAAACTGACTCCAATAAAAATTTGAATCAAGACTTTTTAAAATATTGTTAAGAGGATTTCTATTATCTGAAGGGTTATCTAGAGCAAGTACAAGATAATTTGAAAATAAAATTGTATTATCAGGTAAAACTTTTATATGAGGAATCATCATAGACTCATTATATGCTGGGGCGTTTTCTCCAGGATTTAACAAGTTAAGTTTTTTCCTAGCTACAGGAGGTAAAATGTAGTATTTAGGGATAAATAATTTTCCATCACCGTCACCTTTAAGATTAATAGTTCCCATAGTAGCGAAACCTCTACCTGCTTCTTCTAATTCAGCATCAACCATTTCACGAATTATTTTGCGTAATTTAGTTTCTTCTAAACTTCTATCAATATGAAAAGGTCTATATTCTTTTGGAAAACTTGACTTAGATAGTTTTGTAAAATAGGCAACAACTTCTTGTGGAGTATTATATTTTCCTACAATAGGTGATCCAACTTTACTTAAATCTCTAACGCGATACATTCCATTTTGTAAGCTTATTTCATATTTGTCGTCATCAACTCTAATAAAATCATAATTAAGTCCTCTTAGTTCAGCATTTATTCCAGCACTAACTAACATTTTTGTTAAATCTTTTAGTGGGTTTGGTTGAGGATCAAAATAAACAGCTTCGTCAATTTCTTCATCAATCATTTCACGAATTACTTTGCGTAATTTAGCTTCTTCTAAATGGCTATGTAAACCACTTCCACCTGCAGGGTCAGTATCATCATCATAATTTCTTTTAATATTATAATATGACATTATTTCATCATATTCTTCTGAAGTCATATCTTTAGGGAGCATTCCTGTCCTTTCATGGTAGTCAAATAACTTAGATGCTTCATCTGATGTAAGTTTTGGTTGGATAGACTCTTTTAAATCACCATATCCACTTGACTTGTATTTTCCTTTAGCTTCTTTTGGCTCACCTAAACCAGGGTGTTCAGTTACATATCCTAAATCTTTAATTCCAAATTGACCATCTTTTGTATAATGGATTGGATCTTTTGATAAGTTTTTAAATACGATGTCTTTTAATTCTTGCATCGTTTTATCAGCATTTTTAGGATCTTTCATTTCAGCATAGTAACCCATCATAATTTGATCAAAGATCATGTTATCAGGATTTTTTTCGTCTGAATAGTCAAAGTTTTTTTCAAGATCTTTTTCTACAGGTTTAGAAACTTTTTTCTCTTCTGCTTTAACTTTCTCGTCTTCGTTTTCTTTTGCTTTTCTAGCTTCAGCTAAAAATGCTTCAAATGCAGTTTCATAAGATTCTTTTTTAGGACGATCCATAATTGCAGGCATCACCGAAATTATATTTTCTGAAATGATGTTTTTAGTTTTAAGTGATGCTACTGCTTCATCAAATGTAGCAGCGTTGCGTACAATGTTTGGAAATTGACGTTTTGCCTCTGTAAGGAAAACACCTTTATGTCCTTTACCTTCTTTGATTGATAAATACTGATCTTGTAGGGTCTTTTTCATTATTTTTCTGATAAAAGTTGTTTTATGTCTTTTAAATAGCTTTTAACTATTTCGATTGGTTTATTTATATCATATGAACCAGCATTTCCACCATATAGTTCAATTGTTTCATTTTTAGCGTTTGAAACTAGTGGTTGAATCTCGTTCATCAATTTTTCTATTTCATCTAATGAAGCTATACGCATTTTTTGAACATCGTTCATTTCGTTTAACACATCATCTTCAAAAAGTTTTTTCTTGTCGTATGACTTTGGCTTAATATCTGGAGCTAGTTTGAATCCTAGTTTATAGTAAGAAATATTTTTAGCTCCTTTAGCATTTTTATCTTTATTAAATGCTGGTTTAGTAGCTACTCCTGTACCTTCCCCAGGAGTAACTGTAGCGCCACCAACATTAGTAGCACTCATTTCTTTGAGTTTTTTACGAATTATTTCTTTAATATTATCCATTTACAGTTTCTAATTCGTTGATTAAGTCATAGTACTGTAACAAGTCAACTAAATCGTTGTCAGTTATTTTAGCGTTTTTAGCTGGGGGGTTAATAACTGTGATGATTTCGTCAATTTTAATTTTAGTGGTTGGGTTTTTTGTTTTCTTATTTAACGTAGCCAATTCACTCTTAATTTCTGTTACCTTATTGGTATAAAATTCCCTTAAACGAGGTGTATTGTCAATAGAGGTAATATACTCTTTTAATATCGATTTTTGTTTTGGGTGTAATGTATCGTATTTTTCGTTAAAGTTTTCTAATACCATTTTGTAAGCTAACAAACGTACATCTTTATCAGCTTTTTCAAATTCAGACATTACTTCATCACGAACTTTACCTTCAGTAATTTTAGCTGCAGTTAAATGCTCTAAAATAGTTACTTTATTGTTGATAGTTTGTTCGGGATCTACTGCTTCTGGGGTGTTAGTAATTTCTAGCAATGTATAGAAAGCAGCATATATTTTATAATTAGGGAGCTTGTGGTTAAAAAACTCGTTGATGTTGTAGTGTTTCTGAATTTCACTGATCAAATTATATTTTTGACGTTTAATAGCTCCTCTATTCAATGCTTTAGATGAGTCAATTAATGTGCTAACTACAACATTAGCTCTCCCTTCAGTTAAGGACGTCTTTTTTAATAAAGTTTCATACAACTTATACTCACGACCTAATTCCGACTTAACGAAATATTTTTTAAGTATATCTTTTGCTAGTGAATCCTTACCATCTAATGTATCAGTAGTGATTTGGCGAACTAAAAGTTCAAAAAGGATACCAGTATTTTTATACTTTGAATGTTTGATTTGCATTCTAATATTATTTTATTTATAAATATGTGGAATTTTTTTACTCTCGTATTTGTGATTCATCTAATAGCGAGTTTCCTCTAATATCTGATTCGAAGATTATTTGTTTGCTTTGGTTTTTTATATCGTTAAACATTCTAGCATTACGATTTCTTTTATTTTTAGTTTCAAGTGCTAATGGACTTCCACCTTTATATTGAGGTTTGATTGAATCTGATTCATCTCCATCCTTTTTAACACCATCAGTACCAATTCTATCTTTTCCAAATGCATTGTCTTGAGTATTTTTATCAGTTACTTTTTCAGAAGGACGACCTAAATCTTTTTCTTCATCATATCCAACAGGTACGCTGTTATCTTCATATCTTCCTCTACCATATAAAGAAGCTAAATCATGCGGCGTACCATATGATTTACCAGTTTCAAGTGGGTCATTTCCTTCATTTTCAATTTGAGCAAGACGGAATTTACGTTTAGCATCTTGGATAATTAAGTCTCTATATTCGTCATATTGATCTTCACTTAAGTGGAATAAATTTTCATAAATCCAATCAGTAGGAAGAATTTTGTTTTCCATCATTTGGTTAGCTAAATCAACTTTTTCTCTCATTAAAGCTACTCTTTCTTGATCGTAGATAATTGATGGAGTAGTTAATGATAGCTCAAAGTTTGTCATACTTTCATCACGGTATTCTTGAGTGTATAAGTGAACTAAAGCAATTTTAGTCAATTCAGATACTACAATGCGCTGGATGCGTTCAATTGTACGTGCAAAACGAATATCTTCAGCAGCTAACGTAGCTTTACCTGTTAAATCTTTTTCATACCCCATAAACGCTTTAGGAACCTTAAGGGCAGCAAATAATTTATCTCTTAGGTAAGTAACGTCTTCAATACCTTGCCATTGTAAACCTGCTAAATTATCAATTTTGGTTGAAGCATCATTACCTCTTATCGGAATATAAAAATCTTCAAGTAGGTTTTGCATATTATACTTTAAGTTATAATCACCTGTTTGTTGATCAATATATGGAGTGCGTTTCATTTTAGAGATTGTTTTCTGCATAAAGTTTTCCACTTCAGCAGGTGCAATATTTCCAACATTGATATAGAATATACGTTTTTCAGGCGCACGAACAATACGATGGATTAACATCGCATCTTCCATCATAGTGTATTGTTTAAACAATTTACGAGCAGGCTCTAAATACGATCTACCATAAGGTAAAAAGTTAGTATCCGTTAATAAACGGAAATGAGCCATTTCATAATTGTCAAAGAAAATAGCATTTGCTTGATTCCCGGCATTTGGTACATTATAGTAACCATAATTTGAAGGAGATGAAATACCGTCAGGATCAAATCTAAAACGTACTGAATTTGGGTGTTCTTTATCATATCCATCTTGTCTTTCAATATGGAATGCATTATAAGGAATTACGTTATATACACCGAATTTTTCAGCAATTTCTAGTTTTAAGAAAAAATCACCATATTTCAACATATTACGAATCCAAGGCCATAAATTAAATTCTATATTTAATATATCGTAAAACAAATTGTATAGAATTTTTTGTACGTCTTCATCCGAACTACGAATTTGTAATACTTCACCCATATCATTGCGTAAAGTACTTTCATCGGATATAATATCTAAAGCAGAGGCAATAATAGCATCTGTATCCATTGAATCATATTCAGAATAAAGCGTAGGGCGTAAAGTTTGATAGTTGAAACTACTTTGGTATCCATAAATTGATGTATGTGAGTTAGTATAAATTCGGTTAAATCGGTCTACAAGTGCATTTGTTTCATATTCACCTGAAACTTGTATTTTATTGGTATCGAATACTTTTAATTGGTTATCTCCATCGTTTTGGATGATAACGTCTGTTGAAAATAATCGTCTTAATCTACTAAATAATCCTGTATCTGCCATGTTTTATTTTATAAAAGCCAAGAAATATCTTCTTGACCATTTGAGTAAGGGTTGTCTATTTTAAATGGGTTATTGTTATACTTATCAGCATAATTTGGCCCATTGGAATAACCTCCAGCATATGATGTACGAGAATTTCCTATACTATTCAACATACTTTTAGTCATTTCCATACTATTTGTTCTAAGTTTAAAAGCGGTTTCACGTAAATAACACCCAATAGAAAATGCCATAATCAAGTCGTCATTGTATCCTCCTTGAGCTTCTGCTCTACCGTTTCTCCATATAAATACTTTCATTTCCTCTAATAGGCGCACAGAATGGAAAACAACTGCTTTATCTATAATAGCTTCTTGAAATTTACCAATTGCTATTGGACGAGTTGTATTTGACATGGTAAAACCAGGTGTCATTTTACTGTGATCCATATAAGGATCAAAGAAATTATCTACATTGTTTGTTCCACCTTTTGGTGAATAATAAAAGTTTTGATAACCTCTATCTAAAATCGTTTGTACTGTTGACCATCCTACACTTTGATTTTCGACTGCAAGTAAAGCATTGTTATATTCCGTTGCAATGCTAGTTAACAAGTGTCCATAATCCTTTGTATTGATTTGACCCTTATATTCACCTACCTGAGTGAATGTTTCAACATCAAAGATGTGAAACCCTGAAAAATCCTTACCATCACCACGTGCTACATCAGCTACGATCAAATAGTTCCTAGAATAGTCGGCTGGTTCCCAAATCCATAGGTTTTGGTCAACTCCACGTTTTTCAAGAGGTTCTTTCACGTGAAATTGTTCGTAAAAAGTAATATCTTCTGGTGTAAATACAGTGTCACCAGATGTTGTAAAGTCACAGTCACATTCTTGTGCTGCCATTCGGATACCTAAATCAGCATCTTGTTGATCTCTCCATGATTGATCTCGTTCAGGATGTACTTGCCAAGGTAATCTAATAGGTAAAAAACTATTATCACCCATTTCTGCAGCAACCCATGTTTTATGGAACCAGTTACCTGTACCATAAGGTGTAGATAATGCAATACAACCTCCACCAGTAGCTAAGGTTTGTTGAGCTGAGGCCCATATCTCACCAATATTGTGAATGAAGGCAGCCTCATCTATAATCAACAAAGAAACGGCTTCTGATCGACCTGCATCACTTGAGGCACCTATTGCTTTGATTTGAGATCCATTTGGTAATCGAAGTGTTAATTTGTTTGCTTCGTCAGGTTTGTTTGCAAATTTAAGCCACGAAGGTAAACTTTCGTACATAAATCTAACTTTGGTAACCATGTTTTTAGCGGTTTCCTGTTTAGTTGCAATACATAATACGTTTTTATCTTCATGAAATAACATTAACCACAATGAGTAACCTGCGGATAATGTTGAAATACCTAACTGGCGGGATTTAAGTACTATTGAATATGGATTCTCTTGGAATAAAGTAAGTACTTTTTCTTGGAATGGATAAAGGTTAAATTGAATTCGTCCACGTTGTGGATGTTGGATGTAACAGTATTTTTTCATAAAATACGCTGGTGATTGGGCGCATTTTATATATTCCTCTCGGACTACCTGTTTTAAACTTTTTTCTTCCATTATTTAACTACTATAAAGGTAACAATAGTAAGTAAGGAAGCCACGAATCCTCCGCCTAACCACTTAAGTCCTGATTTAAGATTGGTGTTTTTACGGGTTAAATCATTAACGTCTTTTTCAAGTCCAGTGATTATTTTATCTTTTTTTTCAATCGTTTTTTCATAATCAGCTATCTGTTTTTGATGTGATTTTTCTTTTTCAGTATATAAAACGATGATACTATCTTGAGAATCAATTTTTTCGTTAAGTTGATAAACTAATTTATTTGCTATTTTAAGTTCAGCCATAGCCGAATCACCTCTAACTAAGTCAATAGCAATACGTCTTGCTTTATCGTATGAAAAACAAATTCTACTTGTATCTTTTTGAGAAAAAGTCGTTGAGTTCAGTAGGAGAAGAACTAGTAAGATCTTTAATTTTCTTATCATAATACAAACGTGTTTTAATTAATTCTTTTTCCGTAATTTTAATTTCATTATTTAATGAATCTATAACTTTAGTTTGTTTAATTATTTGATAGTTTAAAGTATCATTTAATTTTTTGTATTTGTTAATTTCAATTCTTAAGCTATCTATCTCCCTTTTTTCTTTGTCATATGTGTTTATTTGGGTAGGTTTAACTTTTACATAAATTAAAAATAACAACAATAGTAAAAGTATCCCACCTATAATTAGATGGGATAACTTTAATTGGAATGTTTTATCTTTTATCATCTTATAAACCTGCAACTGCTCTTAAAGCATCTACTTGAACAGCATTAAACTTATATTTTTCTTTAGCAGAGTTAATAATTTGAATAGCTAATTTTTTATCTTCAGCACTTAATTCACCTTTAGCTTTTTTAACTTTATTCATTAATCCTGTACGGATACGATCAAAGTTTTCATCTTTACTTGCTGGGGATGCTTGAGCTAATTCTTTTGCGGTTTTATCACCTTTAATTTCTGCAGATGAAGGACCTTCTTCACTAGGTGATGTAAATTCATCTTCATCTTTATAGTAGGTGTCTTCTACTTCTTCGTCTGAATATGATACATCATCAAATCCATCATTTCCTGGTGTGCGAGTAGCTGTTTTGGTTCCTGGTTTTCTGCCTCGTTGCCCTGTTGAAGGTGCTTTTTCTGGTTTATCTGGATTGGAAGGTCTTCCTTGGGGTTTATCTGTTACTTTTTTCTTGGTTACTCCAGTTACAGATTCACCTTTATCTAGGATACCATAATCAATTAAATAATTAATTAATGGGTTAACCTTTTGTTGAATAATGCCTAACTCATTAGCAATATCTCTTTGACGAATGGGTTTATTTTCTTTTTTATCTCTTTGGATAATATCTATTATTTTATAAAGTAATTTTTTTCCTTCTTTAGTTGAATCTTTAATTTCATCTTTTAATTTTGCTAATTTTTCTGGGTTAGAAAGAACAATATTATATGCCATTTCATCTAATTGTTCTTCTTCAAGTTCCTCTTCAGCTAATTTTTTATATTTAGATAAAATTTCAGGTTCAGGCATTCCTGAAACGTTGATTTGGGGTTCAAATCCTTTTTTTTCGTCTGCAGGATTTTTTAATCTATAAAAGGCTTCGTTAATTTCTTCACGTATAATTTCAAGTAAACGAGATTTTTTCATATTTAATTTTATTTATAAATATTAGAAACCTATTACTTGTTTCAATTTCTGTATTCTTTCCTCAGTACTACCCGATAATTCAGCATAGTTTTTAAATTTATTTTTATGTCTTATAATAAGTTGTTGTATTTCTTCATCTATTTTTTTTCTATATTCAGCATCTACGACACGTACTCCATTGTCTTCAAGTTCTACACCTTCAGGTGAAACATAAAATATGTAATCATATTCACGAAGTAAATGCGATACAGCATCGTTAAAATCATCTGCTACAAAGTATGCTATTGATTTAGCTAAACGTGTAAATGCCATAACATCAATTACAGTTCTATCTGTTATCATGTTATTTAACATAAGTTCACTTGCGCGTTCAGCCATAAACACTATTTGACCTTTTAATGTTGAATCCGTGTTTAACGGAATACCTAAATCACGTAAATACTTTGAACGTTCTGTTTTAAATTCATATCCAGCAAATTCAGGTAATTCTTTTAATGCATTAACTAATGTTGTTTTACCAACTGAAATTGTTCCACAAAGACCTATTTTCATAACTTTAATAAATTTTCTGCTACATAAATTGCTTGTGCACCTGATACTGTAATGCCTCTTGCACTTAAAGCATCACCTACGAAATGTACGTTAGAGTATTTTGTTAAACTAAGATCTTTATAGTTTACTAACGGTTCAGGTGACAAATATTTTACTTCAGGCATATAAATTCCCCAATCATCTTGTAATGTTGGGAATACTTTTTTCATGTCTTGGATAAAATCCATAACATATCTAAAATAACCTTCCATTACCGGCTCTACAACATGAGTAAGTGTATCTAAACTAATTTGAGTTGAAGTTACATTATTACCTTCTGATGTAGTTGATGGTTGGCGAGATGGGCTATAATATAAACCAGTACCATTTGATTGTAATTTACTTACTACATTACGTGACCAAGTAAATGGATCCTTAATACCATTAATCTCCATTAAAATACCAAAATTGGTCATATCATTTCGATAACGCTCATCTTTTTTAGCATGACCATTGTAACTATGATCTCCATATGTTTCTTCTACAGCAACATAAGCAGCATTATTATTTGTACAGAATGAACGTAATGAAACTCCTTTATCTTCAAATTTTTTATATAACTTAAAGTCATATGAAATATCAATTAATTTTTGAAAGTGTTCTTGTGGTGCTTCAAATCGAACTCCAATTTGTACTGATTTAGGTTCATCTGGAAGTTGATATTCGTTTGCTATTTCTTGGGCAAAATCAATACCTGATTTACCTACTGCAAAGATAAGTTCATCATACTCTACAGTTAAACCACTTATTGAATCTAATGTTTTATAAAATAAAGTACTATTATTAAAATTAATCCATTCTACTTTTCGTTCCCATACAAACTTAACTCCTTTAGATACTAAATAATCGTACCAATTTTTAGCAATTTCAGATAGATAATCTGTACCTACGTGCCATACAGGAAACAATCGCAAACCAAAATATGGTTTAATAAAATCAGGTTCTTCCTCTGGGTTTGAGCATTGTACTTCTTCTGGTTTAGGGTGGAAACGTTTAAAGTTGGTAATAACTTGATCCATTAATTCCATTGCTTTTTCTTCACCACAATATTTTGATAGTTGGCCTCCAATTGCTGTATGGTAAGTTAATTTACCATCGCTCCATCCTCCAGCACCTAAAAACCCAGTCATTACTTCTTCAGGTTTACGATTGTATGGATCTTTACCCATATCAATTATGGTAATTAATTTTCCAGGATATCCATTATCCACTAATTTTGTTGCAGCATTTACGCCTGCTACTCCAGCTCCTACAATTACTATTTGCTTATCCATTCTGGTTTATTGTTTAATTTTTTCCAATCTAATTGTTTTATCTTTACTTTATCGTTAATGTAAAAATTTTTATATGCTTCTATAGCATTCTCTAATTTAAATTCATCAGGCATACACTGAGGGGGATCCATAAATCCATTGTCAGGTAAATTTGGTTCATTGTCTCGAAGCCATTCGAGTACATCTTGAGTTTTATGTTTTTTACCATATCGTTTTTCAAATTCGTTACAAATTTCTAAACCATGTGCTACAAGCCATCTATAATGTTGTATAGATTCTCTTGTCCATTTTGTAGAAGGATGGTTTGTATGTGATTGTTTGTATGGTGCTGTTGAACCGTTTACCCAATGAGCAACACAACACATTTGAGCACATTCAATTTGCATCTTTCTAATATGATCATCTGCTAACTCCCTAGCAGCAATAATCGGATCTTCATTAATATAAAATATATTCATAACTTTTATTGCTTTAATATACAAAAAAAAGTGACCCAATCCAAAGATTGGGCCACAGCTCCTAAAATTTTTTTAATCAACAGGCTATGAATCTGTCTGTATGCTTATTTTGTGAAGGCTCTTTATTCATTTAATAATCTTCATCTTCATCATCTATTATATCAAAATATTTTATATTTACAGTAATCATATCTATTCTACTACCTAGTTCCAAGTCACCAACTTTATCATATATTTCATCAGCGTCTTGTTCAAGTTTAAAAGGAATATCTAATTCTATTAAACCATATATGAAAGGTCTATATCTATCTTCTTCTTCTACTTCTTCATTAAAACGAAATAATACATTATCTCCTTTAATTTCTCCCTCATAATCAAACCCTTCAAAATCAGGAATGTATATACCTAATCCTTCATCTTGAGCTTCTATTTTATTTATATTTTTTGGGGTATTTTTTTCTCTTTCAAAAGAATCTAAAAAATACTTTTCTTTATTATCTAATGATTTTATACCTTTTTTATCTATTTTATCTAGTATTTTGTCTAAATTATAATTTTCATTTAATTTAGCTTTATATTGGTCTTCAGTAATGATACCAGCCAACATTTGCATACGAAGTTGTTCTTGTGTCATTTTATTTTATTATAAATATACAAAAAAAAGTGACCCAATCCAAAGATTGGGCCACAGCTCCTAAAATTTTTTAATCGACAGGCTATGAATCTGTCTGTATGTTATCCTA